CTGTATGCCCCTGTAGACGCTGTAAGCGTCCTGTATGCCCCTGTAGACGCTGTAAGCGTCCTGTATGCCCCTGTAGACGCTGTAAGCGTCCTGTATGCCCCTGTAGACGCTGTAAGCGTCCTGTATGCCCCTGTAGACGCTGTAAGCGTCCTGTATGTGTCAACCGTTGAGACCTTATGTGCAATATGCACAAAAATAGTCCCCTGTTTTTGTATAAAACGCTGAAAGTTATGAAATTCATAAAAACCCCTTGCAAAGCGTCAAAAAGTGTGCTATACTGTATACAGTCGATGAGATGAGCGACAGCACAAACGGCAGTGCCGTGAGTGTGTACAAGCTCTCACAGCCGACAGTGAAGACGGAACGCAAGCGAACATTAGCACGCACAGCGAACCGACACCCACGAACAGGGTAGCCTGAAAATGGCGAAGCCTGACAGTGACCCGAACTTACGACTTTAGGAAGCTGTGAACGAACTTTGAAAAGTGAATAGGACAGTGAGAAGTCTCTACGAGCGAACACGACAGAGGGTCGTACCTCTCAATAGCCGTGACCCACGAAAGTGGAGAGCCGTAAATAGTGAGTAGATAAAATTGGGTGAGAACCACGCAAGACGAAGAACACGGAAGAATAAGACTCTTTCACTCACTCTCTGAGTGATAAGGGAGACTTTATCACTCCATTTAAGCACATTAACAAGCTTAAAGGAGATATGAATATGGAAAACACATTCACAGTAACAGTAGTAAATGTGGCGACTAAAGAAGTTAAAATCCATACAGGTTGCACCTCTGTAATGAGTAACCTGCACGGCATTTTAATCAACAGTGCTGACGGACAGTTTCAGTACGACAGTAACCACGCGGCAGTTATTACTGACTTACAGTAAAGCCTTTAAGTACATTGGCAACCTGCTGATGTGCTTAAATGGGGTGATAAAATCACTACCAATATTACAAGCCGAAAGGCAGAAAGAGAGTGTAAACACTATGGCAAACACAACTATCAACGCAAAGACCACAAAGAAGGGACTCATTGACTTTATTCGTGAGTCGGCGAAAGCAATCACTGACGGAAACCTTGTTTCTCGTATTCAGTACACCTTGAAGGGTGTTGAGAAGAACGAGGCAGATGTTTCTAAGAGTGACCTCTATGACTTGGCTAAAGAGATTATGGGCTTTATTGCTCCTGCTCCTCAGCCTGTAGCAATGGAGAACAGCCCGAAGCCGAAGCTCGGAAAGAAGAAGTCTGCTGAACCTGCTGAAGAGGTTGAAACTGAAGAGACCGAAGAGCCTGAAGAGGAAGCTCCTGCTCCTAAAAAGACCGTTAAGAAAGCGGCTTCTAAGAAGAAGGACGCTCCTGCTGTAGAGACTACTGAAGGTCTCACTAAGAAAGACTTGCCTATGGCGAGAATTTTCCCGAAAGAGATTGACCACGAGTCTCTTGGCAAGCTCGTTGCTTGTCCTGACAAATACCATACTGTAAAGGAAATTCGTGAAGCAATCGACTCGGACAAGAACCTCATCTTTGCTTGCTATTGGACTAAGCGTCACATTAAAGAGTTTGCATACGGTCAGTCCTACGAAGTACCTGTTCCTAAGGGTGGCTTCCCGTATGACCTCGATACTCTTCAGGCACTTTATGTGTGCGAAGGTATTGACCGTATCTATGCACTGTCTACCTACACGGAAGCTATGTTCCGCTTTATGGAGGAAGACCTTGTGCCTACTGAGTGCGAAGCAAATGACGGTAGCAAGTTTATGATGAGATACTCCGCAGGTCTCGAATTTGAGATTTACGAAGTGGTTGACGAAGCGTAAACAGTCGAAACGAGAGAGGGCAACAGTCCTCTCTTGTCTATCGGAAATGACCACCCGATACTGATGAGACAGGTCAAGTGATTTTAAGAGAGTGAGGAAAGTAAAATGAGCGAAAAGCAAAAAGCAAAAATGGTGAGAAACATTGTCAAAGCTGTGCTGTATGGTGTAGCAGTCCTGAGTGTGTTTTTAATACTCGGTGGTATTCTGTCTGACTCCTACATAACAGTAACTCTTAATTGGGTGCAGTGCCTGATAGGTCTTATCCTGCTCGTAGTAGCAGACAAGCTCTATAATTGGCTCTTCCCTGCTAAGAGATTTGTTAGAAAGGACGAGGACAATGAAAGACGCTAAGAATAAAGAGAACGCACAAAAGGTCTCTGAAATGCTTAACAGCTTTACCTTTGACTATGAGGGGTTCTGTAAAGCAATGAGCAATGAACACAGGACTCTTCAACAGTCTTTCACCCGACTGTGTATTCATTGGCTCTGTACCTGTGCTTCTGATGAGTACAGATATGACGGACGCAATGAAGCAAGCCACGAAGTCGCTAAGGCACTTATTGAGAGTCAAGACGCAGACTTCATTGGCAACCTGCCATTCATTTAACAGTCGAAACTCCCGAAAGGGAGTCGTACAGAGACGGACTACTGTACCTGATGAGACAGTCCAAATTAAAGAGAGTGAGGAGTCTAATATGACAAAACAACAGAGTAAATGGAACGCTGACGCAGAAGCCGCAATGATGGGCTTCACCGTAGCAGTTGAGAGCGAGGAGCATTTAACTCATCTCGTAGGGTATGTACTTCATACGCTTAGTGGTCAGTACCACTATGACGAAGAAGAGAAGACCAAAGAGGTGGTAGAGAACGCTACTCGTAAGTACAACAGTGATAAGGATAAGAGCATTAAGTGGTTTACTTGCAACAGCACGATGTTTGGAACTTGCCTGACCTTTGTGAGAGACAAGTCTAAACTGACCCTGAAAAGTGGCAAGATGAACTCCCGAGGTAGTTTAGCTTGGGTAGAGAACCTTGACGCTCCTGACTGTAGTGAGTTAGGGTATGTGTACTTTGAGTGTGTGAATGGTAAAACACGCAGAATTGCATAGTCGAAACCCTCTTCGGAGGGTCTTGCAGAAATGACCAACTGCAACTGATGAGACAGGTCAAATAATTAAAAGAGAGTGAGAGATGTCAAATGGCAAAAAGTATTCCTTTAAGTCCTAAGCACGGACTTAACCCTACAATCCCTGTATGTGCTTGGTGTGGAAAAGAGAAGAATGAAATAGCTCTTATGGGTCGTATCAAGACTGATATTAAAGGCGAAGACCCACAAGCTCCTATGCACTGTGTATTGGACTATGAGCCTTGTGATGAGTGCAAAGCACAGTGGAGTCAAGGTGTAGCTATTCTTGAAGCAACTACGGTGCGTCCTGTTCCTTACAGACCGCCTATTCAGAAAGACGGCAACACTGAGATTTATCCCACTATGCGAATGGTAGTCATCAAAGCTGAAGCCGCTGAAAGAATATTTGGTGGCAAGTTTAATGCCGGACAAAAGCTTCTTCTTGAAGATAAAGCATTTGAGCAGATATTTGGAGGTGCTGTCAATGACTGAGATGAAATTTCAGGAGATTATGAACAAAAACAGGTGTCCTGCTGAGTATGTCTGTGAAGTCGAAGGACAGCCTATTCCCATAGATTGTGAAAGATGTGGGTATGATTGTAGAAAGTGTGTGGAGGGACATATCAATGACGATAAGTAAGAAACCTTTATTGGAGATTGACCCATATCCTGATGAGTTTGAGTATGAGGACTTTGTTATAGCTCTTGGAGAACTTGTAAAACAACGCTTTAAGAGTGGCTATGTAAAGTGTTCTGCTCATAATATGGGGTGGAGAAATCTGAGTGGTTATAAAGTCTTTGAGTGTGATATAGACGAAGACAGCGAGAAAGTAGGACAGAACTTCTTAAACAGTTTTGTGCCTAACTGTGATTGGTGTGCGAGTGTGTATTCACTAAATGGTGGTAAGGGACTGTACTTCAGTCTTTCTCACCACGACAGCCCGACAGGAGAAAGTTACTATTTAACTCCTATAAGTGAAAGGACTTATGACCGATTGAGTTAAACGCTTTGCCACAGGACTTGACTTTATCCTCATTCGAGTCGAGTCCTCTACAAAGTGCTTAACGGTGCTTGAAAATAATTGCAGAAATGCAGAAAGAGAGTGAAAGAGCTATGGCAATCAAAGTAGCAAGAAAGATTAAGAGGACTTTTGTAGAGCCTGAGCAAAAGACTGTAGAAAAGACCTCAAAAAGTGAGGGGAGACTCCCTTCCGATGAGTACAGGGACGAGATAGAGCCGAAAGAGATAGTCCTTGATGAGAACGGAAAGCTCGTTATAAGCGTAAAACGAGGTGGGGAGTATGGTCTCCCTTGTGTAGATATAAGACACTTTGTCACCACAGAGCGTTTTACAGGCTTCACAAGAAAAGGAGTGAATTTTCCTTTAGAGCTTCTGCTTGAATTGGTAGACATACTGAGAGAAGTCTCAGACGAGTGTGAGAAAAAGGGTCTTGAATAATGAAAATAAGCGGTTTACAGATTTCGGTCTGTGAGCCGCTATTTTTGCGGTTATATAGAAAAGGAATGGCGGTTACTATATAAGGCTATACCATAGGAATATACCCCTATATAGAGGAAGCCTATATCCTGCTCAGAGATTAGGCATATACAGAGAGGTGTTATGTAGCGGTATTTTAAGCTCCCTATAGTGCCGAGCCTGAGAAATACCCCTGTATATAGTGTTTTGTGCCGAGAATATACCACTATATGTAGTAGTGTATATAATACTGTATATAGTGAATAAAAATTCATAGAAAATTTTTTATAGTATGCCCTGCCCTGTGCCTGTGTGCCTGTGTCTGTTGCTGTGTTCAGTGTGAAGAGTTGCGAAGAATAAATATTTTTATTTATTTTAATGTGATTTTAATTGAAAGCTGAAAGAGGAAACTTTTTGAGTGAGTCCCTGTGCATATAGTCGTACCCACCCTTAAAAGGAATTTTCTCTGTGTGTGAGTGAGCCAAGTAAAATATTTTAGGACAGTTTTTACTAAGGAGAGTGTGCCGTGCCATAAGTGCCGACATAGGAAACACTTAAATAACAGAGGAAACAGTGGTCTGAAAAATTGCAGGACTATTTTCTACTCAGGAAGAGTGGATAGAAATAGTGACTCTGAGCGTAGCGAAGTGCCGTGTGCGGCATATCCTATGGATATAAATATAAGTATATAATATTATATTATAATTACATATTTGATATTAGGTAGATAATGCCGAGAGCGTATCAAGGACTGATTTGACATACTTGTTGAGCTATGATATAATGTTAGTGTCGAGAGACAGAAAGAGGTGTTAAAATGAGTAAGAAGCGTAAAAAGAAGCCACAAGGACAGCCCAAACCTGTAAAGTGCTGTTTTGATTGTGCTAACTGTCTATACATAGGTGAGGGAGACCACATCTGTGATGTAAATATGGAGCTTATTACAGACGATTGGGAGCCTACTGAGATGTTTTATCACTGTGGTGGAAAGGAGTTTGTTGAGATATGACCATTAAGTTTACCTTTTATCTGAAAAGCGGTAAAGTGTTTGACAGCATTGTGGTTTTGACAGCAGATGAATTTAGTAGTATGATAAACACAGTGAATGTAGCAATGACCCAAAACATTGCAGGCAGTGTTAGTTTAGGTACAAGCATTGTCAGATTGTCTGAATGTGCTGTAGTAGATTGGGAGGAGTTAGATGAACCGAAAACAGAGAAGAGCTAAAGGTGTAAAGAACTCCGACCCCGCTTTTATGGTACGACAGAGTGATATGCAGAGTCATATTGACAGGTTGCTGAAGAATGACCCTACTGTGCAACAAGCTATTCAAGAGGAAGCTCATAGAGTGAATTTGCTTGAAGCAAAGAAACAAGCAGAGGACATTGACGCTTTGATTTTAATGACTCTTCACGAGATATTTGGGTTTGGTAAGACTCGTTTACTTAGATTTGCTAAAGGTCTTGCTGAATTGCAGAAGTACTATGAAGATAGATATGAGGACTGTGACATATTTGCTATGAAAGTCCATTTAAGAGACTATGTGGGTATAGATGTTACAGAGCTTCAGAAGGAGGTTGAGAGACTTGCCACCGAAGAGAGTTCCAATAAAGGGTGAGCCTGATTTCACTACTATTAGTGATGAAAGACTTAAAGGGTTTATTGACTTAGCACAGCAGATGATATTTGCTTATAAGTATTGTGATGAGGAGAAGACTCGAGTAATGCGAGATATTTGGAAGCAGATGAGTGACGAACATACTGAGCGTTTATGTGCGTCAGCTATTGCGGAATTAGACCGTCAAGAGCAAGAGTCTGTTGAGAGTAAACCTGTTATGCGGAAGATAAAAACCGTAAAGCGTATAAAGCGTTGATAACAGGGACTTGACAAACATTTTTGTTTGTGCTATAATATAGACAATGAATTTTCAGAGTATAGATGTTGCGGAAACATATCGCTGAGAGTTTCATAAAACAGGGTTGTGCAGTTATTGATTACATCATATTGTCAAGCGGTTAAGACAATTCCCTTCCACGGAATGTACGCAGGTTCAAATCCTGCTATGGTATCTATAAATCAATAGCGTTATTCTCCCTGTATTTGCTATCTTAGCTCAGTTGGTAGAGCAGATGATTTGTAATCATCAGGTCGTGTGTTCGAGTCACACAGGTAGCTCCATTTGTCCCAATAGCTCAGTTGGAAAGAGCAACTGCCTTCTAAGCAGTAGGTCAGGAGTTCGAGTCTCTTTTGGGACGCCATTAGATACAGTTAATGAGACTTGATAGCCCGGAAAGACGATTAGGGGGTCTGTGCGTGTATCTGACTCTAAGGCAGTCCTAAAATTCCCTTGTGGTCAAGACTACAAGTCAATAGTCAGTGGAAACAAATCCGTAAGGTTGCATACGGCACGAATTGTAAATTCGTTGAGAAGGTGTGCGTAAAGAAGTGTTGTGAGTTTACAGAGGAACTACCAAACCTGCGAGTGAGTGGAAAGCTCACAAACTGTATCTTTCTTTTATGTCGCTGTGGTGGAATTGGCAGACACAAGGGACTTAAAATCCCTCGCCTTTACGGTGTACGAGTTCAAGTCTCGTCAGCGACACCAACACGGTGGGTTAAGCCTAACTGGTAAGGCAAGTGTTTGCTAAACACTCAGTAGTCGAGCAATCGGTGTACAAGTTCAAGTCTTGTACCCACCGCCATTTATGTCCCGTTGGTCGAATGGTTAAGACGGTCACTTCTTATTGAGTCTTTTGTGTTTGGACTCCCTCCATAGAATACAGATACAGGTTCGACTCCTGTACGGGACACCACTCAGCTTTGAAATTTATCTTTTAACACTCTCTTTAAGGTAGTGATTAGCTGAGTTTTCGTAAGGACTTGACAAACAGCACTTCTTGTGCTATAATAAGTCCACAGTGATAGAGAACTTCACTTTATCACTGATATGGCAGAGTAGAGCAGTTGGTAGCTCATCAGACTCATATTCTGAATGTCGTGGGTTCGAGTCCCACCCCTGCACCCAAGAGTGACCCCGATAACGGATAAATGCTTGCACACAGGTCGCTCTCAAACCCTTAGTGTTCCGGCTCTACAGCGAAGAATATTGTGCAATAGGCTGTAGTAAAGAAATCACAGGTATAAAACCGACCTATGTGTGCTAAGGGTTCTACAGTAAATAATTTGGGTTGTGTAGATAAAGTTTACATCATATTCCACTGTTAATGGAGTTGTCGTTGGTTCGAGTCCAACTTAGTCAGCATTTGACTAATACCTCAGTCGGTTAGAGGGCTATTATGCTATAAGACTTTATCGTTGTTCTCCCAATTTTTGATATGTTACAGTTAGCGGCTGTATAATTAACGCTTACATCATAATCGACCCATTATAAAATTGTCGGTGCTCCCTGCTAAGGAGAAAAAGATAGACTTGCCATAAGTCACTCTCATAGCGTTAATGGTGTTCTCTGCTAATTGTTTCGTATAAAAATCCATAGGGAGATAGTAACTCTATCTTTCTATGGATTTTCTTATTTTGTACGCAACAGCGAAAGCTGAATTATAAGGAGGTATTAAAATGGCAAGAATGAATAGCACAAATCGCAGTGTTCCTTTAAGCAAGGACACTAACACTTCACGAAATCACGAGGGAGCAAGAGTCCATAACCTTGACGCTCTTGAAGTGCTTTTCTCTAAAGTATTGGGAAGCTTCTTCGGTGAGTCTACTTACTATGAGAAGCGAACCGCAGAGAAAGACTTTGTGGATTTAGTGAAGACTATTAACGCAGTCGATTATGAGGACATTGAGTATGTCCTGAAGATTGCACTTTTAGGTCGTGAGTATAATATGATACAGTACCCTTTATCTGTACTTACGGCTTGCTTCAATGATGAGCGTTTTAAGGGACAGTCTTTTGTAGACAAGAATGGCAGAAACAAGCTTCAGTATTACAGCAATAAGATTGTTCGTAGGGGTAGAGACATTGTTGACATTATGGCTACTCAGATTAACGCTTTTGGGTTTGAAACTGTTAAGCGTGGAGGTAAGAGTCATAGAGACTTACCTTTGCCTATTCAGTTGAGAAAGGCTCTAAAGTACAAGCTTGAAAGCTTTAATGATTATCAGTTGTCTAAGGCTCTTAGTGAGAGCAGAGAAGTTACCCTTGCGGATTGCATTAAGCTTCTGCACCCTGATGAGCGTGTTGCAAAAGTTCCGAAGGGATTTTATGCAAGTGTTATTGAGGGCAATGTAAAAATGGGGGCAGAAACTAAACAGGTGCAGTCTGAGTTAGCTAAGTCTCGCAACAAGAATAGTAAGTCTACGGTGGAAGATGTGAAGCAGTCTATCGACTCTTCTACTGTTATGGCTATTGTTAAAAACCTTGTAGCTCTGCATAGAGCAGGTGTTCTTAATGACCGTGACGCTGTTGACTCTATCTGTGCGAAGCTCACAGATAAGAAGCAGGTGCAGTCTTCTCGTCTGTTGCCTTTCCGTTTCTATTCTGCGTGGAAGGAAGTAAATAAGCTTACTCCCTCGTATGGGGTTAGAAAAGTGTCTGACGCTTTAGTTACAGCCCTTGATTTATCTGTGAATAACCTTACTCCTATTGACGGATTTAATGCTATTCTCATTGATATGTCGGGTTCTATGGACTACAGCGTGTCTTCTATGTCTGCAGTGACAGCTAAAGAGATTGCTATTGTTTTAGGAGCTATTTGCTTTAAGCAAGGTGTGGGCGAAGTTTATGTGTTCGCTAATCAGTGTGAGAAAGTTACAGGTATTTCTGCTAAGTCTACTGTAATGGATATTGTAAATCAGATTAAGAATTACAGAGTAGGCGGTGGAACTTATCTTGATGTCGCATTGAAGCATATTACCCGAGACTCTATGAGAGGGGCTAAGTATGACAATCTCATTTTGTTGTCCGATAATGACTGCTATAGCTCTACAGGTACTTCTTTCCGTCTTGGTGGCTACGGTGTAGGTTCTGCCGATGATACTGTTAGCACTATGATTAAGAGTGGGGCTATCAAGAAGTTCTACTTGAATAACCTTTTAGGTAATAAGTTCGCCGTTGTCAATACAGATGACTATAGAAAGAACCTCATTACAGGCTTTTCTGAAAGAATTGTTGAAGTAGTGAATATTTATGGTTCTCTCGGCAGGGGAGCTTCTGATATTCGAGTGGTTATTGATAGAATGGTTGACAACTTGAAATAATCTCCACTTTATGTTATAATAAGACCGTTGAGTGATAAACACTTGACGGTCTTAAACTTTAATAGAAAGGAAGTTGAGTATGCGACTAAAGAGAAGAGTATTTTATTTTGTAGGAATACTTTTATGTGTAGTGTTAGCTCTCTTTTTGATTGTAAAGAGTGCTACTATTGTTTCGTCAGGAGGTTCGTTATCGTCTCCTGAGACCTCAGAAATGACCTCTGTGAGTGGAGAACAGTCTCAGCCAACCGTTACCTCTGCTGAGTCTTTGGAAGACCCTCCTGAGACCACACAGAGCCTTCAAATTGAGGAGATAGCTGTTCCTGAACACAAGCCTGTTTATAATTACACTGAAGAGGAGCTTGACCTTTTAGCCCGATTGATATACAGCGAAGGAGGTATTGAAAGCTATGAAACTCAGTTGAAGATAGGCAGTGTAGTAATGAACCGAGTAGATGACCCTTATTTTCCAAACACTATCAGAGAGGTTATTTACCAAAAAAATCAATTTTCGGTCACTTTTACAAGAATAAATGGTGTCATAATGATTGACCGACCTGCTGATGAAGAAGCAAAGAAAGCGGCTTATGAAATTTTGAATTATGGTAGTGTATTACCTAAAGATGTACAAGTTTTCTATGAGAAAAGTATTACAACAGGTTGGGTAGCGTCCCGAGAACCTTATGGAACTTATGACCATACGACCTTTGCGTACATATACCCGAAAGGAGAAAAGTGATGATTGTACCTTATCAGATTTACAGACACTTCAAAGGAGGTCTGTATCTTATTGTAGCTGTAGCTCTTGCCGAGGAGAATTTTGAGCCTAATATCGTTTATATGTCTCTGAATGGGGACAATAAAGTGTGGACTCGTAGTCAGACCGACTTTACAAGTCTTGTGCCGGAAGGAAGATTAAACCCTACGGGACAGAAATATCGTTTTGAGCTTGTTAATAATGTAAGCTCGGTATTGAGTCAGTGTACTACTGAGAACCTTATTAAAGAGCTTAAAGGAAGACCTGATAGCCCTCTCAATGAGCGAAACATTGAGGGATTTAATGACCGAGTAGCTATGAGCGAGTATGTTTTAGGTGAGATAAAAAGTCTCGGAGAAGACCAAGGTGTGTATTTAGAGACCACAATGACAGCAGACTCTTTAGATGAGGTTAAAAGTTTTGTTGCCAACCACCCTGAGAGATGTAATTCTCGAATGGGGATTTATAAAAGTGTGATTGTGGAGTTAGAGTCTTTTGACTGATAGCTGAAAATGTGTTATAATATAGTTGTAGCAAACAAAGAGAAATTATTGCAGGAGGTAATGTATAAATGACAGCAATGACAGATACGAGGGAGTTGCTCACCCTCGATAGAGTAGACCTTAGTGAGCTTTTCCGACAGGCAGTTGGGATTCAGAACGAGTGTCAGGATTTTAATGTATCTAACGCTACTTATAAGAATGTTAGATATGACGGAGACACTTGCAGACTGCTTTATCAGCCTGATGATAAGACTGTGGGAAGCAGAAGTATGGCAATGACTCGTCATTCTTTGAGTCAGTTGTGTAACAAGATTGGTGTTCCTATTCGTTACATTGATAAGTGTATTGACTCAGGGAGACTTGACCTTGCCGCAGACAACATCAATTCGTGGATTGATGATTTCGGTAAGAACCTGTTTATCCGTGAGTACAAGAATACCATTAGAGGGGTTCTCAGTGACCGTTATTCTGCTCTCGATACTCCTCACATTATGGAAGCCATTAACGATGTGCTTGACTTTGATGAGTATAGCATTAAGGGGCATTTTTTGACTCCTGAGAGATTTCACGCTCGTATTGTTCAGCGTGAGATGATGAACATTAACGGTGAAGACCTGTTTGCAGGTATTCAGATTGACTCTTCTGATGTAGGTCGTTCCATTCTTGTCGTTAAGTTTATGATTTGGAAGCAAGTATGTACCAACGGTCTTTGCTTGTCGCAAGGCGGTGGAGTACTGTTTCAGCAGAAGCATATTGGTATTGACGCTTCTGAATTTAGAGACGGGTTCAGAGCTTCCCTATCCAATATCCCGACTCTCGTGGAACACGCTAAAGAACTTGTTGAAGAAGCTCGAAGCTCCGATAGTGGCAGATACTCTATCAAGACCTTTAATGAGCAACAGTTAAAGGACTTTGTTGAGCGTGTTAAGATGAAAACTAAGCTGTCTGATGACGGAGTTCAGAAAGTTCTTCAGTTGATGATTGATAAGTACAGTCAATCTAAGTGGGGCTTTGTAAACTCTCTGACTGAAGTAGCTCAGGACTATACGCTTGAACGCAGACTTGAAATTGAGAAGATTGCAGGAGATGTTTTAATGGCGGCTTAAAGACCGCCACCTGCATTACATACTAAAATTGGAGGTTATTTAATGCAGGAATTAGAAGCAAAACTCAGAGAAGACCTTTTGAATATAGGACTTGTTGAAGACTTTACACTCTCTTTGAGACCATATAGCAAGTCCTATTTCGGAAGGTTTGACCCGAATACAGATACAGTAATTATTTATGTGCAGAAGACACCTGACGGTTTACTATATTCCTATACGGATTTACTACTCACGACTATCCACGAAGTTATCCACTGTAAGCAGTGGCACGACCCTAACTTCAAGAGAGTTAAGGGAGTAATGCACGACCCTGAGTTTAAGCGTCTCTATGGGTTATACTCTGATAGAGCTAAAGCGAAAATATTGTTTAGAGAGGTGAAGAGAAGCTATGATTGCCTTTATCAAGCGAGGGTTCGACAAGCTTATGACCTTTGTAGTGTCTACGGTTAAGAAGCTGTTGACTCTTGCGACTCTGTTTTCATTTGCGGTGCTGTTTGTGTTGTTCTTTGTATATCTGTTTACAGGGAGACCCTTTGAAGCCCTTGTATGCTTAGCAGGGATATACACATTCATTCATCTGAATAAAGTATTGTAGAGAGGAGGAAGTGTGATGTCTGTAGCAGAGAATACCACAGAGTTGGGAGTCTTAATTGACGGAACAGCAGAGCAGTTTAGAGACCATTGCAAAGACAAAGACCTCGGCTATGTGTCGGGTTTGAAGAACCACCTTGCCGGTGTGTATCAGACTTTCATTAAAATGAAAGATGACCTGATAAAGAAAGTCAAGGAAGAGCAGTTAGCTGAAGACAGCGAAGAGATGAAGACCATAAAGGGCATTTATTCAGAGCTTATGAAGATTGAAGAGAAGTCCTGTTTGTGTGTGGAAATCATCAAAGAAAGAGAGCTGAAAGACTGATACGAGGGACTTGACAGTCTTTTAGTTGTGTGCTATAATATATGTAGTCCAAAAGAAAACTAAATAAATTTATGGAGGTAGTGCTATGAACGCAAAAATTATCGAAGGACTTAAAGCTGTACGAGGAGGAATTGACCTTATTCTTGAAGGTTATGCAGATGAGCAGTCTGTTGAGACTGTTTCTACTCCCACGCAGAACGAGGTAGAGAGCAAGAGTGTGCAGAGACGCAAAGCTATTCAGGCTGAAGAGACTGTTGCCGAAGCTCCTACAGCAAATGAAGTGAAGGAAGTACCTGCTGTTACTCGTGAACAGCTTGACGGTATGACCTACAACAACATTAAGAAGCTTGCAAAAGATATGGGTATTTCCGCAGTGGGTAATCGTGAAGAGATTACAAATCGTATTCTCGGTTGTACTCCTGATGAGACCGCAACCGCTGAGAATGAAGCCCCCGAGGAAGTTCCTGTTGACGAAAAGAACAACGACCCCATTTATGCTAAGGTTGTAGACGCAGTTGCCGATATGACCAACGAGGAGATTGCTGATGTACTTGTTGACATCGGACTCTCTGCAAAGGGTAAGCGTGAAGCTTTGATTGAAAAAGTTGTACAGGCAGTAAGAGACGGTCTTCTTGATTTTGATGATGAAGACGAAGAGGAAGAGACTGAAGTTGCTGAAGCTCCTGTAGCTAAGGAAGCTCCTGTTGAAGACTCCGATGAAGAGGAAGAAGATAACACCAACGACATTGACAATCCTGCTATGACGGAAGCTCGTAAGAAAGCTATTCTTGCTCAGGACGAAGAAATCCGTGAGCAGTTTAGCAAGGGTGATGTGACTCGTGATGACCTTGTTGAGTTCTTGCAGTCTTTCTACGACACTGAGGACGATATGAGTGATATGTCTGATGAGGACTTGCTCGACACTTACATTGACGCAGTGTGCAGACTTGTTGATGACGAGGGCGACCTCATTGAAGAGGGAGCTTACTCCTTGAACGGTGAACCTGCTTGCTGTGGTCGTGTTCTTAACTACTCTGAGGACACCAAGATGTTCATTTGTGAACATTGCGGAGAAGAGTACGAAGCAGAAGAATAATATATCACGAGAGGGAGTAGCTCATAGTAGTTGCTCCCTCTTGTTATTTTCGGAGGTGAATTAGAGTGAGCGTTTTAGTTAGTAAGTGTGGAAGCTCTGTAAAAAGCTTCAGTAAAGAGTTATACACTGAGGTAGTTCAAAACCTTTGTGTTAGACCTAAAGACGAGTGGGAAAAGAACCCTGAAAACCTTAAAAGCGTTTTATTCGCAGTGTATGTAAGGACAGATAAAGACAACCTTGTGCTTGTTCACGAAGGGAAGTTTGCGTCTATTTCATATATTCCTGAGCTTGTTCTTGCAGGAGGGTTGTACCCGACTATTGCTAATGACTCAGGGCTACTGTGCGGGAAGAATTTACTCGACTCCGCTTTTAGCGTGAATAATGAGAAAGCTTTATACAGACTTGTAGGTAATTCTACTTGTTATCCTGTAGGGGCAGTTGAGACTTCTAACAGCTTTGTGCTTGTGTTTAATGTTGTTCTATCTGTAGACCTCTTGACAGACACAGAAATAAGCCTGAAGAGTGGTTTTCACTTTATCCCTATTGAGACCCTTAAAGTATCGGACGAGCTTCAGAAGACGATTTCTGAGTCTCTTGTGCTTGTCAGAAAGTGAGGAAATTAAATGAAAGATTATAATAATACTACTGTTGCAGGTGTAGCAAATTTTCCTGTTCAAGACATTACACATAAACCCAAGAGACAGCAGGGGGATATGATACGCTTAAAACAGCTTGAAGAACAAGGCAGTGAAGAGTCTCCTGCTACAGTACAAGAAGACTCTACCCTAAAGATTATCACTTTGGAGAGGGCAATTTCTTATTACAAGAGAATGTCCGCAGACCCTAAGAATGGGAAGTTATATGAAGCAACAGCTAAGTGGCTTGAAGAGTTGCTTGTGACTCGTACCGTCAAAACAAGTGGAGCAGTGAAAGCCCTAAATGCTGAGGAGGATAGCAATGCAGATAGTTAAAAAAGACTCTTCCTTTTATGATACAGACTTGGAGCATATTTTTATTCCACATTTTGAGCATTACACCTCAGCAGATATGTATGAGCGTGTGGGCTTAAAAGGGTATGCTCCAATGACTGCAAAAGAGATTGAGACTGAAGAACAGCAGGACGCTTTTCTGAACGATAGCTCTTATGTAGTCGAAGAGAAATTTGACGGAACTCGTGCTTTACTTTATTTCTTAGCTCCTAACAAGGTGTCTAAGAGAGACCTGAGCCGAGAAGAATACTTACTTAGAAGCACTCTTCAGTCGGGCAGTAATACTCACGGAGGTTATCATCGTATTTATGAGTTCTTTATCTCACATAGTTCCGTTTCGGAGAGAGTTGAGTTCTTGAAGAAAGAGTACGGAATTGGTGGAGGAACTGCTCTGTACCCTGATAAGACCAAAGGACATATTATGTTCAATGCTAAAGGGTATGAGATTGAGTATGATAACGGACAGCATAAGTTGTATACTTGGTCAAATATTGCCGATAGAATTGCTCAGATGATTGAGTCGGGAGAGTACTATCCACAGAAAGGGTATACTCGTTGCTTTAGTCGTAGAGTAAGTGAGAAGACAAAATGGTATTGTGAGAATACAGACTCTTTACCTCAGTTGCGAGGGCTTAATGTTCCTGAGCTTGCAGGAACAATACTTGACGGAGAGATGTTTATTCCTCATAGACCTTTCAAAGATGTGTCAAGTACTTTGAATTGTAAGTGGGATAAAGCTATTGACCGTCAGTTAGAACTTGGGTATATTGTTTTCCACGCTTTCGATATTCTTTTCTTTAAGGGTATTGACCTCAGAAAAATGCCGTTAAGTCGTAGAAAAGTGTACCTGAAGATTGTGGTGGATAAACTCAATAGTGAGTATGTAAAGTATGTAGACTCTCAGACCTGTGGAGGTCTTATTGATACCACTCCTTATCACGATACTCACGGTACTCCTTATACAATAAGCAGAAGTCTTGAAGAGTCCGGCAGAGCCGAGTCTTACCCTCATTTGTATGCTGAGTATAAAGAAGACACAGGAAGAGTGCATTTGTCTCCCCGAGCTTTTTATGAGTATATCGTAGCTACAGGTGGTGAGGGTGTTATGATAAAGCCCAATGACGGAAAGTATTTTCATAAGCGTGGGCGAGAGTATCAGAAGATAAAGAAGTATTTAACCCGAGAAGTAGTCATTATGGGGTTTGAAGACCCGACTGATGAGTATAAGGGTAAGTTCCCGACTGTAGATAAGTGGGACTATTGGGAGACTACTGAGCGAGACCTTGTAGACCTGTCAGGGTATACTCCTGAACAGCGTAAGCAGTTTGCGAAGAATTGGTATCCTGAAGAGTGCAGACCTGTCTCTAAGTTTTACTGTTATGGGTGGGTAGGGACTATCCGTTTCGGTGTTACAATCACTCCTGAAGAGATGATGAAGCTCCCCAAGAACAAGAAATTTAATATTGAGGAGATGATACTTGAAGGAGATGATGTACTTGTCCTTGAAGTAGGTGAGTGTAGTGGCTTTGATGAAGAGACTCGAAAGATGTTCAGTGAAGACCCAAAATCGTGGATTGGAAAAGTCATTGAAGTCAAAGCAAATGAGATATTCAAAGACACAGGAAAGCTCAGACACCCTCGTTTCTTGCGTATAAGAGAGGATAAAGCTCCTACCGAGTGTACTTATAAAGACCACATTTCGGACTGAAATACTTGAAAGTACTTTACTTTTCATAAAAATTAGTGTATAATAAGGGTACAGACTGTTTGAGTCTGTACCCTTATTTTTATATAAAGGAGGTAATTGCGTTTGAGTTTTAGTGGTTTACTGTTGGATATAAAGTTGCTATTATTGTTGTTATGGAGTTATGTAAAAGACCTTTTTGTAAGAAAAGCTGACGCAGGGAGAGTCCCTACCACTGAATTAGTAAATCGCATTTTTAACTTCTGTGAGTTATACTCAGGACGAACAATGTTTCCGTATCAGGAGCAGTTTTCAAAGCGTGTTATTCGTTCCGTGTTGATGAATGACGGTGCTGAGATAACAGCTCTATTTGCTCGTCAGTCAGGAAAATCAGAGACTATCGCTATCACAGTCGGCGGTATGATGATTATTCTTCCTGTCCTTGCAAATATGCCGATGTTTGCAGATGACCCGAGACTCACAATGTTTAAGGACGGTTTGTGGGTTGGTATATTTGCTCCGTCACAACGACAAGCACAGATAACTTACGGAAGACTAAAAGCACGATTGCAGTGTAAAACCGCTATTGAGGTACTTAGTGACCCTGAGTTCCGATTAGAGTTTAGCACCTCTAACGGACAGACCGTTGCTCTTACGAATGGTTCTTTTGCCACAGCTATTTCAGCGAGTGACGGTAGTAATATCGAGGGTGAGTCCTTTAAGCTTATTATCTGTGAAGAGTGTCAGGACATCAGTAACTTTAAGATTAGAAAGTCTATTCACCCTATGGGTGCGGCTTACAATGCTTCTATCATTAAGATAGGTACAGCAACGACTTTTAAGGGCGATTTCTATGACGCTATACAGAGAAATAAACGAGAGATTGAGATGAGGGCTTCTCATATTAGAAACCATTTTGAGTATGACTATACGGTGGCTTCTAAGTATAACCCTAAGTACGCTAAGTATGTTGAGGGCGAAAAGAAGAGACTTGGCGAAAACTCTGATGAGTTCCGTATGTCTTACAAGCTTGAATGGATAATCGAGCGTGGTATGTTCGTTGATATAGTCAAGTTTGAAGAAGCAAACGGAGAAACAAGTCTTGAAAGAGTTATGTCTGACCGACAAGCTACTCACATTGCAGGTATTGATATTGGCGGTAAGAATGACAGTACTGTAGTTACGATGTGTGAAGTCGATTGGAATATGCCTGTTATTATGGAGACTCGAATTGATGATGAAACAGGCGAAGAAGTGACCTATATGGCTTATAATACTTATATAAAAGATTGGCTGTGCATAAGTAATGAGCCTGACTATGAGGAGCAGTACCCTTTAATTGTAGATTATTTATCTATGTTTTGGGTTGTTCGAGTAGTATGTGACGCAACAAGGGAAGCTTCTATTTCTCATAGACTTAGAGCTAATTTGAAGTGTGAGGTTATTCCTTATATCTTTACAACTAAATCTAAGTCGGAGTTATATAAGCACCTTGAAAAAGAAATTGCGGCAGGTAGAGCAAGAGTCTGTGCAGGGGACAAGACTCGTGCTACTAAAGAATATAATGACTTCTTACAGCAGTTAGGGGATTTACAGAAAGGCTATAGTGGCACTAACCTTGTTGTATGTCACCCTGAAGAAAGAGGGGCACACGATGACTACCCTGACTCGTGGGCTTTAGCTGTTTGGGGTTGCAGTTTTGCCGGGGAAGTAAATAACACAGAGACCAACAGAAACAAATTTACAGAGAAGTCGAATAACGAAAAGCGGTATTATAGCAGAAGAAATAGATTAACAAGTAGAAGGAGGTAATGTAAATGATTGGTTTTGAAAGACGCAGAGACTTTGACGATTATTTTAATACGAGCCTTATAGGAGTTCAAGGTGAGCTTGATAATAAGCAAATAGAACGCTTGAAGAGAATGAAGAGAGCGTGGAACTTCTATGAGGGCTACCATTGGGAAGAAATGCCCGAACAGGACACCCCTGAACTTACTATTAACTACTGCCGAACTTTTGTAAATAAGTTTGTTGCATTTGAGTTAGGTAAGTCTTTTACTATGTCTACACATAAAGCTATGGAGAAAGCTACTATTACCCCTGACGGAAGAACAGCTTTTGAGTATCTTGAAGATGTGTGGGAAGACAACGACCAATACAAGCTTACTACTGATTTAGGTCAGATGAAGTCTGTAACAGGTGAAGCGTGGTTACAAGTACGCTACTTTAAGCCCTCAGAGTTGAGAGACCCCTACAATGAGTACCCACAAGGACGAGTTAGAATTATGCTCATTCCGTCAAGTGTGATATTCCCTGAGTTTGACCCTCACGACAGAGACCGTCTTACAAGGGTCACAATTATGTACTCTTATGAGAAAATCGTGCGTACAGGTATCTTAGGCAGAAGTACTAAGAAGCAAGTTCTTTATAAACAGATTTGGACTGATGACGAGTGCGTAGTCATAGATGACGGTAAAGAAGAGAAGTTCCCGAATAAGTACGGAATTATTCCCTTTGTCCTTATTAAGAATTTAACTATTGCAGGAAGAAATGAGGGCTTCAGTGACCTCGATGACATCATTCCTCTTAATGTGGAGTTAAATCTTAAAGAGTCTAATGTATCGGAGATTATTGACTATCACGCCGCCCCGATTACTATTGTATACGGTGCTAAGGTTGGTAATCTTGAAAAAGGTGCTAATAAGATGTGGGGTGGTCTTGCAAAAGACGCTCGTGTTGAGAACCTTGAATTAAAAGGTGACTTAGGAGCAAGTCAGTCCCATATTGCAAATCTGAAGCTTCAGATGTGTGAAGTAGGTGGTGTGCCTGAGACCGTATTAGGTGGAGCACAAGCAATTAGTAACACAAGTGGTGTTGCTCTACAGTATATCAATTTACCCCTTATTGAAAAGACGAGGGTGAAGAGAATGAACACCGAGAACGGTCTTGAAGAAGTGAATAAGTTAGTCCTTTTAGTGTCTTTATTGGAAGGACTTATCACAAAACCTGCTGATGTCACTAACAGGGATTTCTACTACAATGAGTGTTCTATTCCTGATACCTTACCGAAGGATATGCTGTTAGAGTTACAGCAAATTCAGCAAGAAATGAAAATGGGTATTGAGTCTCGTAAAAATGCGGCTAAGAGAGTAGGCAAAGAAAATATTGATACTCTTTTAACTGAGATTGACACAGACTTAGAAAAGAACCCCTGTTTCTATGGTCACTCTGACCCCAATGACCCGAGACACTACCCCAATGACGCTCAGTTAAACAGTGGTATGACTAACGGTCAGACCTCTATTGAGCAAGTCAGAGTAGAGACTACAGGTCAAAATGGAGGAGCAGAATAAGTAACTTTTCTACTTTTCATAATTTATTGTATGAAACCACTTGATTTATTTTCAAAGTGGTGATATAATGATAATACCAAAAACAAAATGGAGGTTGAACGCAATGTTTACAAAAAGTGGTTTTATCGCAAAACAGTCTACCGATTTAAGCAAGCAGAGAGGTCTTTACAGAGGTCTCCTTTTAAGAGCTTTTGCTGATGAGGGAGACAACGGTGCAGGAGACAATGGAGGTAGCGGAGATAATTCCCCACAGATTAACTTCGAGACTTTGATTGCAAATGCCCGTAAGGAGGAGAAAGAGAAACTTTATCCTCGCATTAAAAAGTTGGAGGACGAGAACAAGGCACTCGTGCAGACCAACAATGACAATCTTATGAAGTTGGCTACTGCTCAGAAAGAACTTGATGAGCTTAAAGCTAACAATGGTGAGAGTCAGGTCGTTAAAGACCTTAAAGCACAGCTTGAAACAGCACAGGCTGAGATTAAGACCCTCAAAGAGACTACTCCTAAGGAGGAAGAGTTAAGAGCCAAGATTGAAGCAGAGTATGAGGTAAAGCTTTACCGTCAGACTAAGCTCAGTGAAGGTGCTGAACAAATCCTTTCTGTTTTTGCAGATGAAGTTAAGGGTGCTACTAAAGAAGAGATTGACGCTTCGTTTGATAAGGCAGTTGAAAAGACTGTTGCTACAAAGAAGCAGTTAGGTCTTATTGACGAGGACGGCAATCCTGTCGAAACAAAGAAGACTACTTCTAAGAAGGAAGATAAGAAGGACACTAAGAAGTCCACTACTCCCCCTGTAGCTAACCCGAGTACTGAAGAGGACGAGAAGTTTGATATGGACTATGTTCAGAGTTTAGACCCTCGCTCCCCTGAATACGCAGAGTTCCGTAAGAAAATGGGTCTTAGATAAAAGACCACAATAAATTTAGGAGGTTATTCCAAATGAATAAGAAAAATTCTTTGAAGGCTGTTTTTAAGTCCTTCGCTCTCCGTGCTTATGCGGCTACCTCTACTGCCGTAGTTAATGGCGGGGATAATGTTAAGTTCACAGACGCAGTGAGAATGGTTTACTCTAAGGAGATTGAGTTTAAGGCTCTCCCTGTTATGAGATTTTTCCAGTTCGCCACTGTTAAGACAGAGTTAGGCACAGAACCGGGCTTAACTATTTCTATGCTCACCTATGACAACCTTGCTTTAGGTGGTGCTTTAACTGAGATGACTTCTATGACAACTCAGGCATTAAGTGGTTCTACTAAGCAGATTACTGTACAGGAGTACGGTAATGCGGTTGCCGCTTCTGAGTTACTCATTCAGTCTTCTTTCGATGACATTATGGCTTCCACCACAACCTTGTTAGGTCGTGACTATGCTATGGTCGTTGACTGCGAGTTAAGAGATGCCGCTTTAGGCAATACTGCATTTATCGTTTATGCAGGTGGTAAGGCAAGCAGAGCTAACCTTACTGCTAACGATAAGTTAGATGTAGCTACCATTAAGGACGCTATTGAAATCCTTGCTACAAACAATGCTCCTAAGTATGCGAATACTAATTGGATTTGTTTTGTACACCCTCATCAGTCTCGTGATTTGAGAGATGACAGTGCTTGGATTAACGCAAGCAACTATGGTGCCCCCGAGCAGTTATTCACAGGCGAGATTGGTAGAATTGATGACACTCGTTTCATCGAGACCACTTTAATGTGTAACGGTGCTTGTGCGGCTACTGACCCTGCTTTCGTTGCAGAGTTAAAGGCAGGTGCTGACGGTGCTCCTGCTGATACCAATGTATATCAGGCAGTTATCTTTGGTGACGCATACTTCGGTATTGCTTTTTCCTTACCTGTTGAACTCCGTGACAACGGTGTTGAAGACTTCGGTAGAAAGAGAAGCTTAGCTTGGTACGCAATCTTCGGTGTCGGCAGACTCCACGATGAGTACGGTGTAGTTATCGAAACTGCGTAATTTGAAAATTTGAATAAGTGAAAGTGAGGTAAAAATTATGGCGGCAAATAAAAAGTTCACACCGAGAGCTTCTTCTAACCTTATTGAAGAGGAAGTAACTGAGAACAAAGAAGCTGTTGAGACTGAAGCTCCTGTAGAGGACAAGGTTGAAACAGTAGTCGCTCCTGAGAATGAGGAAGTTGCTAAAGCGTCTTCTGAGACTGTTGTTGAAGAGGAAGCTAAAGATGAAACTCCTGAAGCTCCTGTAGAGGACAAATCTACTGATGAAGTTACTTTTACCGCAAAGACTGAAAAGAAACCTATCGAAAGAATGGTGAAAGTTCGTCTTGCTAAGAAATACGACGGTTGCATTGGCGGTCAGTGGTATCACTTCGCAAAAGACCAAGTGGTAACAGTTCCCGAAAATGTAAAGCGTATTCTCAACAGTGCAGAAGGAATGTTGAAGCCTCTTTAATCGAATAGGAGGTGTTCAGTATGACTAAGGCTGAGCTTGTTAGATATTTAAGGTTAAATATCAACATTCAAAATGCTGATGTTACAGACACCGCTTATCTGAGTATGACTGACGAGGACATTGAGTTATACCTGAATGTCGTTCTGACGAGGGACTTCCCACAAGTCCCCTCTCTCGATTTAATTCCCACAGAGGACATCTATCCTGTTGTCCTATTGGCGAAGAAAGAGTTGTATTACACACTTGCTTCTATGGACGCTCCTCTTATTGATTTGACTGCTGATAACAACAACCAAATCAAGAGGAGTCAACGCTTTGAGCATTATATGAAGCTCATAGCGGCTGTTGATGATGAGTATAACCAATACAATGAAGACGGAGGGGCAGGGACTCGTAACACTCTAACCTCGTATGATGTTCTTATCTCAGATAGATATGCGACAAGACGGAATTACGAGAAAGGAAGAGTCCCTGTCCTTTCTTTGCGTGTTGTGGGTGTTACAGATACTACAGTTGAACTGTCTTGGTCTGTTCAGCTCAGTCGTTTTGATAAATATGAGGTTTATGTTTCCGATGAGCAAATTTATGATGAGTTTGCTATTACGGAGCAAATTTCGCCTAAAGCGAAGCTCGTGGCGAAGATAACCAATGTTCATCAAAATAAATGTCGCATTGAAGGGTTACTCCCTGATACCGTTTATCATATAATGGTGTCTGCAACTGAGAAATCTTCACTTGTCGGAAGAGCAGAATTGATTGTTTCCACTACAGGAGGTGAAGACAGTGGCTCAGAAGAGACTTAATGAAGAGTTTTTAGAGGGCATTTATGAAGTGTACTCTACTTTGATGACAAATCAAATCTTCTTAAAGCTCTTAGATGAGGACTCCACTGACACCAATGTGTACGAGGAGACAACGCAAAAGAATTACCTTGACCCTATACAGCTTGTCGGCAAGTTTGCTCTTTCTATGGAACAGGGCGAACAAGTTGTTGAAGGAATACAGGACTATGTAACAGCCACCATTCCTACAAAGAGTCTTTTGGATAAGAATGTAGATATTACACCTGAGAACTATGAGACCTTGAAGAAAGGTGCGATTAGCTACAAAGGTGTTGACTACAATATTGTTCAGGTCAGACCTATCGTAAACATTGATGATGTCTTTCAATTTTATGTCTTCTATTGTGAGAAGCCTAAAGTAAGGCGGTGAGCAATGTGTATGTTAGTAAGTTTGGTGATTGGACTAAAGCAGGAGTAGTGTTACAGGGACTATCCGTAAACCTCTGCCCTGCATTTAAGGCTCAGTTACAAGAAGACGGTGAGCTAATACTCGACACTGTTATAAATCACATAGAGCGTCAAGACCTTAATTGGACTCCCCTTGCTGACAGAACTGTTGAGCTTAAAGGTGGAGACACAACAATTTATGTTGAGACAGGGTATCTTAAAGATAACCTTGAAGTAAGACGCATTAAATCTCCTAAGAATGGGTTGACCCTGTTCGTGGGAGCTTCTGCGTGGAAGACCACTCAATCAGGTGTGAAGTTCAGTGATTTAATGATATGGTTAGAGTATGGTACAGATAAAATGCCACCGAGACCTTTAATAAGACCTTCGTGGGAAGAAGTAGAGCCGACTATCAAAAATAATTGGCGGGAGTTGTTACAGAAACTAATAGAGACAGGAGGTAGTTAATATGAGTGAGAGTGTATGGTTTGAGCAAGTCGATATTGCATTTAAGAAGCTGTTACAGAGAGTCATTCAGATTGACGGAAAGCCTGTCAAAGTTGTTATAAGAAAACCTGATGAAGATTTTAATACTGAGGACTACCCTTTAGTCTCGATATATAACCTTTACGACAGGTTTTCTAAGATAAGATATAGTTCTGAGCCTATTGTCGTTTCTAAGAATGAGGAAGCTAATTCACTTGTTTTAGAAGACTCTGCTCTTCCGTTTGACTTATTTTATCAGATAGACTTTTGGGCGACACTTCAAACAGATATGAACAGTATGACAAGACAGTGGAAGGCTTTTTCAAAGTCTTGGTTTAATCTTGATGTGTCTGATATGTCGGATATAGCAAGAAGCTGTTTTGTTCTGTCCCGAAATGATTTTAACAAGTCTGATTTAATGCAGAATGGCAGAAGACTTTTTCACAGCTTTGGCACTTACAAAGTACAGGTAGAGCTTGATGAAAGAGTACAGAATGTTGTTCCTATGGTCACTTATACTCCTGATGTCAAAGTCAACGAAGAAAGTGACGGTGATTAAATGGAAGTATTAAGACCGGGTGTGCATTTTGAAGAACGCAAATCCCCGAGAGCTTATGTTACAGTGTTTACTGTTATGTTAGAGGGTATGAACCGCCACGCTTTCATTTTACTGAGTAACCGAGTAGATGTGGTGAAAAGTTCTGAAAAGTATATAAGTAGTGTAGTACCCTCGTAAAAATTAAAATGGAGGTTGATTACCACTATGAGCAAGATTAAAGTAATCGAAGCTCAGGGTTTTCCTCACACCCTGACCCAAGCAGACGGTACGACTTTGAGACTGTTCGCAAGACAGTCTAAGGTCATTGATGAAAAGCTTGTTTCTCCCGAGATTAAGGCAGAAGCAGATTGCGGTTTCATCATTTTAATGCCTGTCGAAGTTGAGGAGACAAAAACTACTAAAGGAGGTACTAAATAATGGCTGAGTATTTATCCCCCGGTGTATATGCGGAAAGTGTAAACAACGCTAATGCACCTATCGAAGCAGTCAGTGCAAGTACAGGTGGTTTTGTGGGTATCGCAGTGAGAGGTGTTTTGAAGACTCCTACACTCGTTACTTCTTGGCAGAACTTCCTTGATACTTTTGCTTATGGAATGGAGACCCCTTTCCTTGTAAACAGTGACCTCGCTTATTCTGTTTACGGTTTCTTTCAGAACGGTGGTACAAGATGTTACATCATTCGTACAGCTTCTGACTCTGCGGCTAAAGCTACAGGTACGAATGGCGGTGTAACATTCAGTGCTAAAGATGAAGGTACTTGGGGTAATAAGTTAAAGATTGCAGTTAAGGCTAATACCGATGTTCCTGCAAACTTTGATATTACTGTTAAGTACGACGGTGAGCAGGTTGAGCAGTTCACTAATGTGTCTAACACAGCGTCTGATGAGAACTATTGGCTTGATGTTATCGGCAATAGTAACTTCATCACTTGTGCTACAGGCTCTTTAACTGCTACCGCTACTGATGTTGCCTTTACAGGCGGTGCAGACGGTATTGACGATATTGCTGACGCTGACTATACAGGAGCTTTACAGTTGTTCGACTCTGTTGACGATGTAAACCTTATCTGTGTTCCCGGTCAGGTTTCTGAAGCAATGACCACTGCAATTCTCTCTTATGCAGAGAATAGAGGTAATGTTTTCGCAATCGTAGACGGTGCGAAGTCTGCCGATGTTGCAACGATTAAGACCTTTAGAAAGTCTTTATCTTGTAAGAACGGTGCTTTGTATTATCCGTGGATTAAAGTTTCTGACCCTCTCTCTAAGACAGGTAAGTTAAGAGACTGTCCTACTTGCGGTCACATTATGGGTATCTATGCTCGTACTATTCAGGAGCGTGGTGTGTGGAAAGCACCTGCGGGTACTGAAGCAACTGTAAGAGGTGCAGTAGAAGTCGTTAAGCTGTTAGTTAAGGGCGACTGTGATGTTCTGAACCCTGTCGGTGTCAATGTAGTTATGCCGAGAGCTAACTACGGCATTGTTGTTTGGGGTGCAAGAAGTATGAGTCCTGACGCCACAATGAAGTATGTGTCTGATGTTCTCTTGGAGACTAACATTAAAGAGTCCATTAAGAATGGTACTCAGTGGGCTGTTTTTGAGCCGAACAATAGTGTGCTTTGGACGAGAGTAAAGACCACTATTGAAGCTTTCCTCGATAATTTGTGGAGAGACGGTGGCTTATTTGGCGACAAAGCTGAACAGGCATACTTCGTTAAGTGTGACGAAGACTTGAACCCCGAAAGCGTGAGAAATGCAGGTAAGTTAATCTGCGAAGTAGGCTATGCACCTAACAAGCCTGCGGAGTTTGTTATTATCCGTATTGCTCACAGCATTTCTAACGATTAAGAGAGGAGGAACTAAACTATGGCAAGAACTATTGCTAATGACCCTTTACAGAAGTTTATGTTTCGTGTAACAGTACCGGGGCTTCCTACAGGTTTAGGCTTTCAGAAAGTCGGTGGCTTGACAAGAGAAGTAGGTGTTGTTGAGTACTTAGAGGGTCTCTATCAGTACACTCATAAACTCCCCGGCAGAGAAAAAGTCGGTGAAGTTACCCTCGAAAGAGGTTCTTATGCTACAAAAGAACTTGAAGCTCAGTATAAGAAAGTGCTTACGGACTCTAATCTCCGTAATACTGTCATCATTGAAATTCTTGACCGCTTTGGTAATACAAAGCGTACCTATAAGCTTGCAGAAGCTTGGGTAAGCAAGTGGGAGGGTTCTGATTTAGACGCTTCCTCTGATGATGTGGCTATTGAAAAGCTGACATTACAGTTCGAGTACTTCTTAGACTAATTGGAACTCATACAAGAGTCTGATTTAAGGGTTATCTTGTTCTATGAGACCCCGTAGATAGCTCTTGCTATTTGCGGGGTTTTATTGTATAATAGTAGTGTGGTTGCAACACCACCAAAGTAAAATTATAGGAGGAATTTATTATGGCTACACCAAAGCTGAAAAAGAATGTTGCAAGTGACGAATTACTTGATGAGGTTTTAACACCCGAAGAGAAAGCCCCTGTTTATAACAGTCGCATTGAAGTAAACGAGGACGGTGAGACCGAACAGTTTGAGCTTCTTGCAGGTTACACAGATGAAGAGGGAGTTGTTCACAAGACTTTCACTTTAAGAGAAATGACAGGTCGTGATGAAGAAGCTATCTCTAAATCCGATGTTAAGCAGAACCCCTCTAAGTTGGTTTCTGTACTGCTTGAACGCTGTGTAATGAGTATCGGTACTCTTACCCGCAAATCTGTCGGCAATGAGAAGTGGAAAGACCTTATTAAGTCTTTGTATGTAGGAGACCAAGACTTTATGCTCATTAAGCTCAGAGAATTATCTATGGGTGGTGAGATTGAAGTTACTCATACTTGTCCCTACTGTAAGGAGAGCTTGAAGACTATCCTCGATGTGTCCGAGCTTGAAGTTGAGCCTTTTAAGGGTGAGAGAGTTGTACAGTTCTCTTTACCGAAAGGCTACAAAGATAAGAAGGGTACTGTTCACAGAGACGGTACACTTAGACTTCCTACAGGTCAGGATAGAGAAATCCTTACTCCTATTGCGAGAAAGAATGTTGCTCAGGCAAGTACTCTTATGCTGACTCGTTTATGTAAGTTTGAAGACGGTCTCTATGTAACTGAAGATGTTATGAGAGACTTAACGGTAAGAGATAGAGAGTATTTGCAGAAAGTATTGCAGGAAAACCTGTTCGGCATTAACCTTGAAATTGATGTCACCTGTACGAACTGTGGCGAAGACTTTAAGGGCAATCTTAACGCAACAAATTTTATCTAAGCTCGTTTTTTGAAGATGACTTCCAAAATGGCTGTTCCTTTGAGAACACTAAAATGGAAATGCACATTTTAGCTTACACCTATCATTGGGACAGCCATTCTCTTTGGAGTCTTCCTCGAAACGAGAGAAGAATGTGGGTAGAATTAGTTGTTGAGCAGAAAAAAGCTGAACAAAAACAGATTAACAATAGTGGTAACTCTTCATCTTCTACTTATAAAGAAAGCAGTTAAAAATAAGTAGAAAGGAGGGTTATAATGAACTCTTTTGGGTTAGGACTTGTACTCAATTTCGTAGATAATGCGTCCTCGGGTATGAACACGGCGACAAATAACTTTATGAGAATGAGTGCAACGGCAGACAGTTTGACTTCCTCGGTCAGTGCTTCTGCGGCAGAGTTAGCTTCAATAGCACTTTCTTTAGGTGCTGTTGGAGACACTTTTGTTTCTATCGGTGAGTCCATTACAGGTGTATTTGCAGGTATCACTCAGCAAGTCATTGATACAGGTATGGAAATGCAAGGCTATCGTATGCAGTTATCTGCACTGTATGGTAGCGTTGAAGCAGGAGAAGCAAAGATTGATGAAATCAAGCAGTATGCTATGTCCTCGGTCTTTGATATACAATCTCTTATCCCTGCTGTTACAATGATGAAAGCCGTAGGCATTGAAGCTATGTCTGAAGTGACCACTTCGAGTGGTAACGCAACTCAGAAGCTTCTTGACTATGCTTCAGATATTGCCGCAATGGTTCCCAATATGCGTAACACTTACGGTACAGGTGTTAAAGCCGCTATGGGTGCTATCAAAGAATACATTGCTGAAGGTAATGCTCTTTCCCTTAAAAGAGGTGCAGGTCTCGATATTACGGGCATTTTGGGCGAAGATAAAGGTGCTTCTATTGAAGAGAGAACTCAGCAGGTAGCAGACCTTGTTGAAAAGCTCAATATCGTGGGATATACTGCTAACTTAGCAGGAACTCCTACACAGCGTTTAAGTAATATGCAAGACGCTTTATTTAACTCTCTGTCTAAGATTGCAGACAGCGGAGTTTTTGAAGCTTATTGCGGTCTGTTAGAAAAGCTCAGTAATTGGGTGTTCTCTCTTGTAGAGAATGAAGAGACCTTTAATACAATAACAGGTGTTCTTGCTGACACTATTACCACAATCCTTTCCCCGTTAGAGAGTATGTTAGATTGGGTGATTAAGAACAGTGACGCTATCATAGCGTGGATACAAGAACACCCGAAATTAACTAAGAATATCCTTATAACAGTAGCGGCTATAGGAGCTTTCCTTGTAGTCGGTGGTTCACTGTTAAAGCTGTTATCCTCTATAGCGTTTGCCACTATGGGACTTACAATGCTCAAATCTCTTCCTGCTCTTTTGAGTAAAGTTGGAGTCGCATTTACAAGTCTTATTGGTAAAGCACTTCCTTTTGTTGCACTTGCGACAGTTGCGTATTTTGCGTGGAAGAATAACCTATTTGGTATTCGTGATGTCGCTACAGGTGTTATGAATGACTTAGGGACTATCTTCTCTATTGTAAGTGACGCTTGGAACGATAACACTCTCTCTGAAGAGAATTTTGTTAAAGCTAAAGAGTTAGGAATACTCCCTCTTGTTGAAGGTCTGTTACAGCTAAAGTACTATTGGGACTTCTTCACGGAAGGCTTCTCAGCAGGTTTCAAAGGGTTCTTTGACGGTTTAGTTAAGTCCCTTGAAGGTCTGAAGCTTATGGGTATTGATGTCAATGCTCTTGCCGCTTCGGTTGGTGAGTTCTTAAAGAGCTTAACTGAAGCAGGTGCAGAAGATAAGTGGAGGGCTATCGGTGAAGTTGTAGGACAGCTAACAGCAAGCCTTATCACTCTGATTGTTGTTGCAAACGCATTTAAGGGTGTCTATAAAGTAGTTGTAGGTGTCGGAAAAGCATTTAGCTTTGTCGGCAAAATTGCTAAAGGCTTGTGGAGTGTTTTGAAGTGGATATTTAATCCTCTCATTAAAGTAGCTCCTGTTGTTATTGCTTTCTTCAAAGATATGGGAGCCGCCATTGCTCTTATGAAAGAGGGCTTTGGTTTCTTTGAAGTTATGGGAGCTTGGTTTCCTAAACTCGCCGCTTTCTTTACCAAGATAGGCGGTGGCTTTGCAAAAGTATTTGGTTGGGTAGCTAAACTTGCACCTGCTTTTACTAAGTTAGGTGGTTGGTTACTCTCCGCAGGTAAAGCTATTGGTGCTTTCTTCTCTGCTATAGGAAGTGCCATTATGAGTGCCTTGACTTGGATTGCAGGAGCTTTAGGTATCTCTGTAGGTTGGGTAGTAGCAATCATAGTAGCTATCGTTGCTGTTATTGCTCTTGTTATTATCTTCCGTAAAGAGATAGGTCAGTTCTTTGTATGGTTGTGGGGCAAGATAAAAGAGTTCTGTTCGTGGTTTGGTACGAAAGTCGCAGAGATATTTAATGCTGTGAAGCAAGTAGTAGCTAACATTGTTCAGGCTATTTTGAATAACCCGATTGTACAGTCTGTCATCAAGGTTGCTCAGAGTATCTTTAACTGTATTGTCACTGTAGGTCAGACTATTTGGGCTTTCATCAAGGGAGTCGTAACTACTATTTGGAACATTATCAAGTTAGTTGGTACGATTGTCGCAGGTGTAGCAAAAGTAATTTGGTCTGCAATCAGTGGTATCGCAGGTGTGATATGGACTTGCATTAAGGGACTCGTGAATTTCATAGTCACTTGTGTACAAGGTATTTGGTCTGTAATTAAGAAAGTAGTCAACCTCGTGTGGACTATAATCAAAACTGCGGCGAATATCATTAAGTCTATTATCAATGTAGTTTATCAGTTCTTCCGTGTTATCTTCCTCGCAATAGTCGCTGTAGTCAAGGTAGTAATCAATGCTATCGTTTCTGCATTTCAGTGGCTGTGGAGTAAGATACAACCTGTGTTACAAGCTATTGGCGACTTCTTCTCGTTCATCTTTAATTGGGTGAAAGACAATGTAGTAATGCCTGTAGTAAATTGGATAACGACAGCCTTTACAGCAGTTCGTGATTGGATTGTAGGTTGCTTACAAGCAATCGGAGACTTCTTCTCTTCTATCTTTACTTGGATAAATGAGAATGTTCTTACTCCTTTCAGAGACTTCATCATTGGAGTGTTTGATTGGATAAACGAGAAAATCACTGCTGTTACTAATTGGTTCTCTGAAGCCTTTACTGCGGCGGCTGACGCAACCACAGGTGTATTCAACGGAGTTAAAGAGTTCTTTGCAGGTGTGTGGGAGTCCATTACTGAAGGTGCAATGTCCTTCTTTAATTGGATTGGTGAAAAGCTGTCGTGGCTTACTGACGCTATCAGTTCTGTCGGTGACTTCTTCTCTAACGGTATAGATGCCGCAGGAGATTGGTTATCAGGTGTTGGAGATAGCATAGCTAACTTTATCGGTCTTGATACAGGTGGTTATGTTAAGACTACAGGTCTTGCTGTTCTTCACCCGAATGAAGTTGTTGTCAATGACGATACTACAAAGAGGTTGCAGAACTTCTTAGGTAAGTATGACAGTGACACTGTTAATGGTGTTTCGAGAGACATCACTCAACCGCAGGCAGTCTTAAATAACATTTATCCTACTGTTATGGAAGCTGTTCCTGTTGCTCCTGTTCCTGCTGAAACGGTTGCAAGCGTGAATAATAATTCTTCGTTTGTTACTAATACACAGAACTTTGTACAGACCTCTCCTGCCCCTCAGATTGTCGAGAAGACAGGAGAAACTAAGAATGACTACAGTGTTACCTTTGCCGCAGGAAGTATCGTTATTCAGCTTGCAAACGCTTCTGATAGTGAGCTTGAAAAAGCGGCAGAGAAGATTATGAAGATTATTGCTCGTAAACAGCAGTTGAGAGCAATGGCAGTAAGAGCGTAAAGGAGGTAAGATGTTGTGAGTTCAAGAGTTGGAGCAAGAACTAAAGGTTATATTAAAAACCTTAACACAGGAGCTATCAAAAGATTTCAGTACAACCCTGAGACCTTTGAGTACTCTCGTGGTGTTACCTATGCTGAAATTGTTGCACCGGGAATGTCTTACCCCAATACGCAATTCGTTCACGGTAACACAAGGTCATTTCCTGTAGAGCTTTTCTTCTTTAACAAGCCCTATACAGGAGTAATCAATAGCTATATGAATTTTATTGGGGGTTTTCTCACCCCCGAGACAAATTCAGCGAATTATAAGAAACCGCCCGAAATGCTCTTCTGTTATGGTACTTTTATCCGAAGATGTGTTCTTGAAGACTTAGTAATCAAAATGGAAGAGTATGACGAGTGGGGAAGACCCACAATGGCTCGTTTCACATTGACATTAAGGCAGGTGGGTGTGTAATGGCAGTATATAAAGGTTCTCGATACATTAAAACACCTATGTACCCGAGAGGGGACTCCTTAGTGTTTGGCATACGAAGCAGAAATCACTTTAACTTAGCTAAAGCTACTTACTATACTGTAGTGCAAGGTGATACCATTGACGGTATTGCCTATAAGCATTACAATAACACTCAGCTTTGGTGGGCTATTATGGACGCAAATCCGCAGTATCAGTCCGAGCTTGAAATAAAAGCGGGTGATATACTCTGTATTCCACCCTTTGAAGAGGTGGTGAGGGTAAGTGAGTGATGTATTAAGTTGTTACTACAATGTTCACATTAACGGCAATCCTATCAGTGTAGACCGAAGGGAATGTATTGAAAGTATTACCCTCGATGAGTTAGATGACGGTTCTAATACTTGTACCTTAGTTGTAAGTGACCCCGAATTTAAGTACATTGAGGACGCAATCTTCATCGAAGAAGCTACTGTATATGTAGAGTTCGGTTGGTGGGGTGAAACACACAGAGACACATTTTTTGGGTATATCTCTGCTGTTGATATATCCTTTCCTGAGAATGGTTATCCTCAGCTTTCTGTGTTCTGTTTGGATAACTCCCACATAATGAACAGAAAGAAGAAAACTCGCTCTTGGGATAATGTCACGAGAGCTGATGTTGTTAAGAAGATTGCGGCAGAGTACGGATTTAAGTGTGTAATACAATCAGGGTACAATTCAACAAAAGAAGACACTATTTCGCAAAGTGGTGTTACTGATATAGAATTTATAGAAAACCTCGCAGGAGAAGAGCGTGATTTATATAAATGTAAGCTTATTGGTGACACAATCTATTATGTGAAGAAGGGTATTCTTGAAGAGCCGAAAGCTACTGTTTCGTACAAAAAGGGAGATTTTGATGTAATCAGCTTTACCCCTAAAATCAATAAGGAAACTCGTCAAGAGTCCATTGATAAAGCTGATATTAACACAGATACTAAGGCTACTGACTCTGCAACTGCAAGTGACTCTACTACGGCACGAGAAGTTCAGGGTGAGCCTGTTCAGACCACTTCCACTCCAAGCAAGGGCTATAAGTATGACCCGAAGAAAGGTCAGTGGATTTCAGTAGCACTAAAATAAAGGAGGAATGAGAAGTGCCAAATGATACCTATGTTGCAGGGCAAAGTAATGCTCGTGCAGTAGAATATAAGTACAACCCCAAAACAGGTGTTTGGGAGCCTGTTGCTTATTCAGGTTCTGATAGTGACACTTCTCTTTCTACCTCCACCCAAAATGGAGGGTCTGTCACTGTAGACTCTTCCTCTAAAGTCAACAGTCAGGCAGAAGCCGACAGTGAGTATATAGAGATAGAATTTAACACCTTAGAAGGTGAGCTTGTTTTAATAGCAAGTAAGAAGACTATAGCCTTAAAAGCGGGTCAGACGATTAAGATAGAGGGTATAGGTAAATACCTCTCAGGTCTGTATTATATCTCTGCTGTTAAGCGAACAATAGATAACAGTCAGGGGTATTCTCATACTTTAACAGTAATTAAAACAGGCTTTGGTTCTACTCTTAAAAGTGTCGTTGTTGACACAAATACCACTTCTTCCTCTGCGGCACAAAGACCTGCGGAAGCTACTCCTGCTCCTTCTACTTCTTTCAAAGTGGGAGATAAAGTTATGTTTCTTACTATTGCTCCTAAAAAGTATTGGTATTCTAATGCTTCTGAAGGAGTATGGGTTCCCAAATGGGTTACTCAAAAAGTGCATACCGTTGACGGAGTAAGTAGTGACGGAAAGAGAGTGAGACTAAAAGAAATTTGGTCGTGGACTTATGTGAAATTCTTAAAGAAAGTGTAAGGTGATATTTATGGCGAAAGTACAATACTTTGGGAAGTATAGAGCAAAAGTCCAAAAAGTAGATGACCCCGAAAAGAGAGGTCGTATTCGTGTTTTATGCCCGAAAGTTTTGGGCGAAGCTGTTAGTAATTGGTGCGAGCCTTGCGTACCTGTTGCATATAATTTTGGTGGAGATTTTGCTATCCCCAAAGTCGGAGAGACTGTGTGGGTAGAATTTGAAGCCGGAGATGTCAATAAGCCCATTTATACAGGAGGGTGGTGGTGTAAAGACGGTTCTCCTGATAAGAACTACAATGTCGGCACACGCTATATTGAATGGAATGGGTGTAAGATAAAGATGTGGGGCAAAGATACAAAGACAGGGGCAAAAGCTACTATTGAAATCACAGTAGGTAGCAGTAAGCTAACTATCACTGAGGACAGTATAAAAGCTGTTGCCAATAGAATTGACTTGAATTGAGGTGTTATTATGTCTGCTGTTACCCGTAAGGGAGATAAAAATACAGGACACGGAAACTACCCTGCCGTTGCCTTGAATAAGGGTAGCTCTAATGTGTTCATTAACGGTATTGCTTGTGGGAGAAAGTCAGACACATATCCGTCTCATAATAAAGGAGGGTTAAACCCTAATCCCCATACAAGTCAAATTTCAGGCGGTAGTTCCACTGTGTTTGTAAATGGACTTCCTATAGCAAGAGTTAATGACGCTGTATCGTGTGGAGGAAGTGTAGCACAAGGCAGTCCTAATGTTTATGCAAACTAAGGAGGTATATGTATGGCTGAACAAGGTTATACAGGGATAAGCTTCCCTTTTCGCATAGGTGTGAAAGGTGGTGTTGTCACCTCCACAACAAGCACAAGAGAAGTTCCCCATATTATAGAGAGTATGAAGCAAATTCTGAGGACTTTCCAATATGAGCGTACTATGGAGTATCACATTTACTCTGAAGTAGATACGGACATATTTGAGCCAAATGATATAAGCACGCATACTCTGTTACAGTATCAAATAAAGGACGCTTTGACGAGATTAGAACCGAGAATAGAAGTATTAGATGTAGAGGTGTCTTCCTCTAATAATGCTGTCTATGCTACAGTTCGTTTCAAGGCTCTTCCTTACGATGCTGAATATACAAGTAAACTGAAAGTAGGTGAAGCGAATGTCAATAACTCCAACTCCGAATATTGACTATACGAATAAGGACTATGAAGCCTTTAGAGCCTATATGATTGAGCAGTTAGGTATCAAAATGCCTGAATATACAGATAGAAGTCAGACAGACGCAGGTATTGTTATTCTTGAACTGTTAGCAAAGGGTCTTGATATTCTTAGCTTTCATCAAGATGTGCAAGCCAATGAAGCCTTTTTAATTACAGAGGAACAAAGAGCTAATGCCTTGAAGTGGTGTTATGTACTTGACTACATACCCCGAAGCTCTATCCCCTCTAAAGTTAAACAGGTGTTTGTTCTTGCTTCTGCTCAGCCCTCTTCTACTTACATTCCTGCGGGAACAAGAGTAAAAACTGTTGAAAGTGCTACGGAGTATTCTGTAATGTTTGAAACAGAAGATGACCTCGAAATTCCTGCCGGGAAGTTAGGAGATGAGAGAGATGAGCAGGGAAATTATCTGTATGCTGTTACCGCAGTTCAGGGTCTTACTATTCAAAGTGAGATTGTAGGAAGCAGTAACGGCACTGAAGACCAACGCTTTACTTTAGGTTACACTCCTGTTATCTCGTCAAGTATTGCCGTACTTGTAAACGAGGGAGCAGGATTTGAGCCGTGGGTGAGAGTTGAGTCCTTCCTTGATAGTACCCCGACAGATAAGCACTACAAGGTTGAGATGACTGACAATGATGAAGCTGTTATCATCTTTGGCAATAACATCACAGGCAAGATACCTACTGCTTTCTCTAACGGCATTATTTCTACTTACCGCATAGGCGGTGGTTCACAAGGAAATGTTGGAGCAAATAAAATCACTCAGTTAGATACAAATGTGTCTAAAGTGGACTCTACATTTAACCCTGATGTGCCTTTTGACTTAGGGTATGATAAAGAGACCTTAGCTGAGATAAAGACTAACGCTCCGAACTCCTACAGAACGAAGTGGGCTTGTCTCACTGAGGAAGATTATGCAGATAGAGTTAAGGAACTCTTCCCTCAAATAGCTTTATCAAGCTCACAGAAAAGCGAAGCTTTGGTAGACACTGTTAATGTGTATATCCTGCTTCAAAATAATGCGGAGCTTTCTGACAGTCTTAGGGAAGAGATTATGCAGATGTATGAAGACAGAGAGTTAGTGGGAACTCAGGTCAATCTTATACCTGCAAATAGCTCAACATTTGTTCCTTTGGATTTAAGTATGTCTATCATAGTGAAAGACCGTTATACCCAAGGGAGCATTAGAGATGAAATTACGGCAATGTTCACAAGTTATTTTGAAATTGGTGACTATGACTTCGGTAAAGAGTGTTCTATCACAGACCTCGAAACAATGGTGAAAGAAAACTGTGACGGAGTTAAATCAATACGAATGTCAATTACGAGTAGTATTTCTCAGGAAGGAGATATGATAATCAGCCCTGCTGTTAGTCAAATACTTACTCTCGGCAATCTTAATTTTGAAATGACAGGTGGCATAGCAGACTAATAAGGAGGTAGTCTTCAATGATTGATAAACGCAGTTATGTCGGCTATCTTTATAACAAGCTTCCTGCCGTTTATAGAGAAGAAGACTCAAAGTTAGGAAGCCCTTTGTACAGATACCTTGAATGTCTCTGTGCAGGAGGTTTTGAGCAAGTCATTGAGGACAGCAATAACTTTCTAACTTTGATAGACCCTGAGAAATGCCCTGCGGAGTTCTTTCCGTATCTTTATGAAAGCTTCGGTCTTGCTTACTATCAGGATATTCCTGTTGAGTATCACCGCAAGTTTTTAAGCAATCTCGGGGCTTTGATGAAGAGAAGAGGTACTAAAACCGCCATTAGATACCTCGTATCGACTTTAACAGGTTTTGAAGTTGATTTATCTTACGAAAGGCGGTATAATGAAGAGGGAGGGTGTATAGGTAGATTTCTTAATGTAGCATTTCTTGTAAACTCTATTGAGGAAGCTATCTCTGTTACCCCGAGTGCTAAGGTTATTGAGCAGTTTATTCAGTCTCAGTTACCCTTTTACATCACTCCTTCAGTTTCGGCTCTTATTAGTACTTCTGTACTTAGTGCCAATGACTATAAGGGTTGCGTTGTAAGCTCTCAGATGACCACTCAGGTCTATCCCTTTGAAAGAGAAAAAGAATACTCTTTCTCAGCAGTATCAAATGTCGGTGTATGTGTTTGTATGGCTCAACATCAAATACTTACTCCAAATATAATTTAAGGAGGTAATCTCAAAATGGCAGTTTGGTCTTCAAACAACATTATGTTGACTCAGAAAGGTCAAGAGCTTTTATCTAAAGTTCAGGCAGGTGTGGGTCAGCTTACCATTACTAAAGTTGTAACAGGTAGTGGTCGTGTTGCCGCCGCAAATCTTTTTACACAGACTGCGGTAAGTTCCATTAAGCAGACAATGTCGGTGACGAAAGTTACCACAATGAGTACAGGTAGTAACCTTGAATTGCAGGTAACTAATACAAACCTGTCTGCTTCTTATAACATCAATCAGATTGGTGTTTATGCTTCTCACCCTGATATGGGTGAAATCCTCTATATGATTGCTCAGTGTGATGAAGGCACGGCAGATATTATGCCGTTACCTGCGGTAACTCCTGTTACAATGAACTATATGTTTTACCTTATTCACAGTGCGTTGACTCAGCTTAATATCACGGTTGACCCTGCGGGACTTGTTTCTGTAGCAACCTTTAATGAACACTTGGAAGACTTCCAAGAGCTTTGTGATTTTGTGGGCTACAACGATGAGCAAGTGTACGGTGTTGAAATCGACTACGAGAACAGAAAGTACACAAGACTCGGTGCTAACATTGGTTTATCTCAGGGTGCAGATTTTGACGCTCTTGCTCCGTGGGGTGGCAGAAGACGCTGTAACATCACAGATGAAGGTGTTGTAGTTGCTTACTACGGTGACGCAGGTTATTCTGAAACAGGTGTCCTTGCTGACTCTGTTGTTAAAGACGGAGTTACTTACCCTGCGGGTACTAAAGTACAGGTTATGGTCGAACAGCCTAAGTTTTGGTATAAGACCGTTCCTGTTAAAATGGAGAAGCAGAACAATCAGAGTGGTTGGTCTCTTGTTAAAGCAAGATACTATGTGTCCCTCACCCCGAGAACAGGCTTTAAGCTTTATCCTCTGTTCCAAAGAGGTATTCCCCTTGTTGACGCTGATGTAGCGTATCTTCCTGCTTTCAGAGGAAGTATCTTCGATGTTTCCCCTGTTGTAGTCGAGAAGAACACTTTAACAGTGACTCAGGGTGTTACCACAGCAGGTAATATCACTATTGTCCTTGACAAGTACGGTGAGTCTAAAAAGATTGCTCTTGAAGCTTCTGACAGCACACCTGAAGCGGTTGCTTCGAGAATTAGAGCTACAACTTTTGACTCGTGGCTTGTTGCAGGTACAGGAGCAGAAGTAATCTTTACTTGTAAAAATTCGGGTGCAAGAAATACTGTTGAGTTTGTCGATACCGACAACACAGGTGTTACTTGCGACATCGACAAGACACAGGTAGGTACAGGTGGTTATATTGAGAATGATGCTCAGGTAGCGTCTTTCACAGCAGGTACAGGTGACTTGCTTTGCTCGATTGCCGGAGTTAAACCTGCAAGTGGTCTTACTCAGAACCTCACTCGTAAGAATGTAACGGTTCTTGCTAATAACAGAAACATTGACCCTGAGACTTCTCAGTCTCGTTTTAAGGAAGGTTTTGGTTGGCAACAGAAAGACCTTTCCGCAAATATGTGTACTGCATATTTATTCTTGATTGAGTACTGCTCTCTTGACGCTTATAACAAAGTCGGCAGGGGTGTATCTACTTTAACCGATGACGGAGCTACCAATATGGCTTACAAGAACGGTGACACTTCTGCTTTAGGTAACGCTACAGGTGAAGCAGAAGGTACAGCAGGTAAGCGTTCTGTTACCTACAGAGGTGAAGAGAATAATTGGGGCAATGGTTCGTATTGGGAAGAAGGTCTCAATATTGAAGCTAAGGGTAAGAATGACGCTTACTTCTCTCATACGGGTATCTACACTGATAACACTAAAGACGCTGACGGTTACAAGTCTACGGGCTTCTCTCTTGCAAAAGCAAATGGCTATGTAAACAGAGTAGGCTACAGTGAAGACTTTGACTGGGGCTTCTTAGCAACAAAGACCACAGGTTCTTCAAGCTATCCTATCCACGACTACTTCTATCAGAACTACACCTATAACGGTTGGTATGTGTCTGATCGTAGTTGTTATTGGTATTATGGTGCGACTGTTGGATTGTGTTCTCGTAATGTGGCTTATGCTTCGGGTAATCGTAATCGGTATTTCGGCGGGTTCTTACTGTTTGTGCCTGAACCTAAAGGTACTCCTGTTACGGGCGAGTAAAAAGCATTATAGTTTGTAGAGAGCTATTGTGAAATCTCTATGGGTAACAAGCTGTTGGTATGTGTCAAATCGTAATTGTAATTGGAATAATGGTACGAATGTTGGATTGTGTTCTCGTAATGTGAATAATACTTCGAGTAATCGTAATCGGAATATCAGCGGGTACTTACTATTTGTGCAATTAGTATTCATAGTAAGGTTAAATACCAAACCACCGTTAAGTACACTTTGTTACCCTGCCCCTCAGAGCCTTATAGGAAGCTCATTATTCGCCTGAATGTGTCCGACATACTCAGGACGCTTCCTATAAGGTGGCAAAACATAGAAAACGCAAGTGGTGTTAGTAAGGAGGTAATGCTCATTGAACGCTCTGCTAAAGCACAAACAGCTTAGAAAGGCTGTGACTCCTTGAAAAGAGTCGGTTATTTGTACCCTAAAATCTACGAAACAGGCAACTTAGAAGCCGCCCACAAAAATGCCCGAAAAGGTAAAGGGTGGTATAAAGAAGTCGTACAGATAGACGCAAATTTACAGGTGTACATTGAAAAGTTACAGGAGCTATTGATTAACAAGACCTATAATACCTCTGAGTATGAGTCTTTTATAAAGAAAGACTACAAGAAGGAGAGGGAGATATTCAAACTTCCTTACTTTCCTGACAGAATTGCTCAATGGGCTTTATTGCAGGTCATTGAACCTTACTTAATCAATACTATTATCACGGATACTTACTCCGCAATCCCTAAGCGTGGCGTTCATTTAGCTCTGAAGAGAATAAAACGAGCTATACGAGAAGACCCTGAAGGGACTAAGTACTGTTTCAAAATGGATATTACTAAGTATTATCCGAGTATCAGGCACGACCTCTTGAAAGAGAAATATAGAAAGCTGTTTAAGGACGCTGACTTATTGTGGTTGATAGATGAAATAGTAGACAGTACTGATGAAGATATAGGTGTTCCTATTGGAAACTATATGTCTCAGTGGAGTGGTAACTTCTTCCTCTCTGATTTTGACCATTGGTGCAAAGAGAAGAAGAAATTGAAACACTATTACAGATATATGGACGATGTGGTTATTCTCGCAAAGACCAAAGAAGAGCTACATCAGTTGCGGAAGGATATTGAAGAGTACTTAACGACTCAGGGCTTAAAGATGAAGCAGAATTATCAAGTCTTCCCTGTAAAAGATAGAGGAATTGATTTCTTAGGCTATCGTATCTTCCCTGACTATGTTCTGCTCAGAAAGTCCACTGCTATGAACCTGAAACGAAGAGTGCGTGAAATATGGAAGACTATTGAGACGAAGGGTCAGATGACCTTTAGTCAGTGGTGTTCTATAAACTCTTATAAAGGTTGGCTTATGTACTGTGATAGCTATAGGTTGTCTCAAAAGTATATTGTTCCTTTAGAACCGTATGCTGAGAAATTTTATAAGGAGGTTATTCTCAATGGCAGACTTAATTAAAGGTGTTGAAAGCACCGCCGAGACTGTTCTCCCTTTCGAGAGAGACGAGTTTCACGCTTATATCAGGACTAATATCGTCCGTATTGACGAACCTGATACCGAAGAAATGCCCGGCAAGCATTGTTGGCAGTATGATGAAGAAGTTTTAACTCATTCTGAGTATATGACTCGACTTGAAGAGAAAAATGCTCAGTTAGAGGAAACAAATCTTACTACTATGGTAGGTCTTGCCGAGCTTTATGAAACCCTTTACAACGAGGAGGTAGTGTAATATGGCACAAGTTTATGTTGAATTGCTGTATGCAGGAAAGAGAACTTGGTCGCAAGTACCTGACAGCTTAAAGAGAGAAGTTAAATCTATCTTAAAGAATGATGTTGCTCGTGGCTATATCACTCCTGAACGCTATGAAGAGATTACAGGTGAGCCTTATGTGGCTTAAAATTCGCCTGTGTTTTCTAATCTTGTTGAAAGGAGGTACAAATGAAATGGTCGCTGTTTATGTTGCTCTTATCATTGCAGGTAGAAGAACTTATGCACAAGTTCCTGCTACCCTCAAAGCTAAGGTTGCTGAGGAGCTTACTGCTCTTGACCTTGCAGACCTCATTGTGGACTAATAGTCCCTGTACAATGTCGTGGCAGAAAAGCAAAAACAACCGTAGATACCCGCCTACTTTTTGTGGAGATTGGGTACTAAAATACCCAATCTTACAGAAAGGAGTGTAGGGTATGCACGAATTGACCCAAAAAGAATACGAAAAGCTTATCTTGGAGCATAGTGACTTTAAGCACGAAATCGAAGAGATTGAGCATAGGCTTGTAAAATGTGAAAATCAGCAGGAAGCAATGAACTCTTTGACTCGTTCCGTTGACCGTTTAACCCTTACTGTTAGCACTATGGTAGAAGAGCAGAAAGAGTTAAAGGCTGATGTTAAGAACTTGAAAGAAGCTCCTGCGGAGGATTTTAAGCATTACAAGCGAACAATTATAAGCTGTATTATCACTACCATTGTTGGAGCAGTTATCGGTGCTGTTCTTGCACTTGTTATTCAAGGTGGTGTGTAAGTATGGCTAAGCGAAAAACAAAGAAAGAGAAGAACTTTACAACTACTAAGCAAGTGTTGTGGGTTACTGTTCTTGTCTTTGTTATCACTGTAGCCCTTGCTATATGGTTCTCCTATGAGGGGAGAGATACATCAGTATTTATGTATGTTCTCCCCTTAACAGGAGGTATAGCAGGAGCGACTATCGTTTTCTACTTAAACAAGTCTAAAATGGAAAACATCTTCCGCTTTAAGATTTCATTCTTAGAATATAAAATCAAAATGGCGAAGAAAAATCCTAAAGAGATTTGTTTAATAGATAAAGAAATATCTTCTGTAGAGGAAGCTCTTGACTCAAAAGTCGATATGACTATGCAGGAAGCTGTCAATGAAGATATTAACATTCAAAGCTATTAAAGGAGGTAGCTAAGATGACAAATAAAGAACTTGCGGCAAAGTTGATACACATTGCTAAGAATGTAAAAACTTTGTATGTTATGGGAGGTATAGGCTATCCCTTAAACGCAAAAGGTAAACAGAGAGCTTATAAAAACTCTTGGAATACCGACCCTGACAGAGTGAAATTCATCGAAGCGGCAACTGACGATACCTTTGCTTTTGACTGTGTATGCCTTATTAAGAGCGTTCTTTGGGGGTTCGTTGCAGACCCTTCAAAGACATACGGTGGGGCGACATATCAGTCTAATGGTGTTCCCGACATCGGTGCTGACACAATGATTACGAAATGCTCTAATCTTTCTACCGATTTCAATAAAATTGAAGTGGGTGAAGCAGTATGGTGTCCCGGACACATAGGTGTGTATGTAGGAGACGGTCTTGCTGTTGAATGTACTCCTGCGTGGGCTAACAAAGTCCAAATCACTGCTTGCAACTGCACTAAGTCAGGTTATAAGCGTAGAAATTGGACTAAACACGGTAAGCTTCCTTATGTGACCTATGAAACTTCTTCCAACATTGCCCCCACTACTTCAAAGACTGAAGTAAAGGGCATTGATGTGTCTAAGTGGCAGGGAGAGATTGATTGGGCGAAAGTAAAAGCTTCGGGTATTAAGTTTGCTATGATTAGATTGGGCTATGGCTCTTCTGACGGTACTCAGTGTGGTGTAGACTCCTACTTCCACAAGAATGTCGTTAATGCTGTTAAAGCAGGTGTAAATGTAGGTTGCTACTTCTACTCCTACGCTATGTCTGTTGAAGCGGCAAAGAAGGAAGCTCAGTTTGTTGTAGACACCTTAAATAAGTATAAGGGTGTGTTCACCTACCCGATTTCTTTTGACCTCGAAGACCCGAAACAGCAAGCTCTCGGAAAGACTGTTTTAACCAATATGGTGATTGCTTTCGGCGACATCATTGAGAAAGCAGGTTATTGGTGTTCTTTATACAGTAATCTGAATTGGTTAAAGAATATTCTCGATGACTCTAAGCTTACTCGTTTCGACCATTGGGTAGCTCAGTGGGCTTCTGCTTGTACTTATGCAAATAAGTCCATTACAGGTATGTGGCAGTACTCGTCTACAGGTAAGGTTGACGGTATTAACGGCAATGTAGACCTCGATATTGCCTATAAGGATTACCCCACAGTTATTCGTTCTGCAAAGCTTAATGGATTTACTTCCGTAAACCAAGCTCCTGTTGTTCCGTCCACGACCCCTACTGAGACCCCACAGAAGCCCTCAGAAACGGTTAAACCCTCGACCTCTACCTCTAACCCTACCCCTGCTTTCAAAGTGGGAGATGAAGTTAAAATCGTGGGTGAGAAGTACAATCCTGTTTCTGCTAAAATCCCTGCGTGGGTAAAGAATGACTATACCCATATTATTACTGCTACTACCTCTAACGGTAAGGAAGTAATTAAAGGCGGTAAAAAGTGTGTCCTTTTAGGGTATAAAATAAAGAAGGGTACGACTGCCCGACTTGCAGGTATCAATACTTGGGTTGCTATTGACTGTATTCAGTCAGTTAAGTCTTCACTGAAATCCATTGATGAAATTGCCAAAGAGGTAATTCAAGGTAAGTGGGGAAATGGTGCTACAAGAGTTACCAAGTTGACTCAGGCAGGCTATGACCCGAAAGCTGTTCAAAACAGAGTGAATCAAATGCTTAAATAAACGGAGGAAATCGTTATGAGTTTCATTGATTTTATCACGCTCCATTGGAGTTCTATTCTTGTCGTTTTACTCTTCATCATTGCCCTTGTGGTGCTGATTAAGAAGGGTTATACTAAGTATGCCAAGCAGATTTGCTTCTACCTTGTGTGTGAAGCAGAAGCTGAATTTGGTGGTGGTACAGGCACACTTAAATATGCCGCAGTTACTTCGTGGCTGTATGATAAGTTACCTGCGGTGTGTAAGTTCTTTTTTACTGAGAAACAGATTGATAAGCTAATTGAGGACGCTGTATCTCAGATGAAGAATTGGTTAGTATCTAATGACAAAGCGAATATTTTAATTACTCAGACTTTATCTCCTGAAATCCAAAAAGAGTGATTGTCGGCTTGCCGACATTCCCTATGGGAATATTTATTAAGTTATGTAATATTATATAATATACTATATAGCTTATATAAGTAGTATTAGGTAGATAATGCAGACCCTGAAACAAGGCACTTCTTCACATCGAGGGAGTGCCTTTTAGTTTTGACAAACGCTTCAATTTATGTTATAATAAGCGTAGACCAAATAAACAAGAAAGGAGAATGTTTGTGGTACTTAAAAAAGTAAATCGTAGAAAGCTTATTATAGCTGACGGTCAGATTTTATGTAGTCCCTCTGCTGATGAGATTACGGCAATAAAGAATAAGCTCACTTTTGATAACCCTGCTTATAGAAACGCTCTTAGGTTTTCTCGTTATAGTCGGGTAGCTATTCCACCGTCTCTTATGTATTATGAGCAAGGTCGTTATAACGGAGAGCCGTGTATAAAAGTTCCGATAGGTTTTGATATTTTTTCTGTAGTGTCAGGCAGATTAGAAGTCGTTGATGAAAGAGTGTATTCACAGGTAGACCACGCACCTTTTGTTTTGACTCTTAGAGAAGACCAAGAGAAAGCGGCTGAAAACTATTTATCAGTTAAGGACTCTATTCCACCTCAGAGTATTATTCAGTTGCCTACAGGTAAGGGTAAATCTATTCTTGGCTTATATATTGCGTCTCAATTATCGTGTAAGACTTTAATTGTGGTGCATAAAGATGACCTTGTAGAAGGGTGGAAGAAAGATATAGCTCTTGCCTTTGATAATAAAGTACACGCAGGTCTAATAAAAGCAAAGAGTCGAGAGATTGGTCATTTTATCACAATAGCTACTGTGCAGACCTTAAATCGTTTAAGTGCAGAGGACTTAAAAAAACTATATAGCACTTTTGGTTTTGTTATTCAAGATGAAATGCACCATTGCCCTGCAAGCTCTTACTCAGTGGTCTCTAATTTTAGACCTCGTTACAGATTGGGACTTACTGCTACTCCCGAGCGTTCTGACGGACTTGACCACATTATGAACCTTTACTATGGTTCTATTGTTTTCAAGTATGAGGACGATAAAGAGACAGACGGAGAGAATGACATACTCCCTGTTAAGGTGATTAAGAGAAAATCCTTTGTGTATTTTGACCCTCTTTTTCAGAATATCGGTACAGATGAACACCCTGTATATAAGCTCATTGACTTATACGCTCCTGCGGAAGTAGAAATGAAACACGGTTATGTCCGTATCTCTGAAATTCCATATAAAGACCGTCCTACATTAAGCTATCAGGTTGTAGATAATTTTGTGGTGAATGATGAAGTCTATAAAGCACAAGTGTGTGGAGATGTTGCTATTGAGTATGATAGAGGACATAGCTGTATTTTGTTTTTCACTCAAAAAGAGCAGTGTCGGTCATATTTTGAAGCTCTGAAAGAGTTTATTCCTGAAGAGTCTATTGGCTTATACTATGGAGATAACCCTGATAATAAGTCTGTTCTTGAAAAAGCGGAGAAGCAAAGACCTTATGTTACTTTAACTACCTATGCTAAAGCTACAGAGGGTACAAATGTTAAGCAGTGGGAAGTTGAGTTCCTTGTTTCTTCTATAAATAATGAAAAGAACACTGAACAAGCTGTAGGTCGTATTCGCAGAGTTAAAGAGTCTAATAAGTTGTCAACGGCAGTTCTATATGACTATCGTGTTCCTTATGTTTATTCTTTAGCTAATCACGGAGCTACTCGTGACCGTAGATATAAAAAACTTGGGTTTATTATTGAGGGCGAAAATCCTCAACAAAAGCGTAGCATTTTCAAAAGAGGATATTGACAATTTTCTTCTTTTGTGCTATACTTATTATTACAAAAAGCGTTACAATCAAACAATGCTGAAAGGAGAAGTGTTATGAACGCAAAAAGTAAAGCAACAGTTATTTCTCTCCCTATTGGAGCAATGTTATCCGAATATGACTCGCTGAGGGAGCAGAAGAAAAAGATTGAAGACCGAATGAAGTATTTGGCAGACCAAATTAAAGCTAACGCTGAAAAGGTTGGTGTCAAAGATGACAAGGGGTCGTTCTATGCAGAAGACGAGCAGTTTATCTACGGTAAGCAGTGCAAGAAGTCCGTCTCCTTTAATCAGGAGAAAGCTCTCTCATATTTCAGAGAACACGGTTATGATGACTGTATTACGACTGTTGAAGTCATTAACGAAGAAGCTGTTGAAGGTCGTATCAATACAGGCGACATTTCTTTTGAAGACCTCGAAGACATCACAACAACTAAGGTATCTTATGCTATTGACTTAAAGCGTAAGGAGGAAATGGCTGAAGTTGAGCAGACAGAAGTCGCTATGGCGGCTTCTAAGAAGTCTCGTCTTGTTCCCAAAGGAGGGAAGAAGTAATGCCGGCAGTTAAGAAAGACTTTGTTCTCCCTAACGGTCAGAAGATAGAGTTATTTTATATTGGCACTCTTGCAAGTGCTTTAGGACGCTCTACTAATGCTATTCGTAAGTGGGAGATTGCAGGGGTTATCCCCGACCCTTGTTTCAAAGACGAAAGGGGAAGAAGACTGTATTCTCAGGAACAGATTGATGCTATTGTTCGCTGTGCTGAGAAAGCTAAAATTAAACAAGGTCTCTCGATTGCAAATACCTCTTTTAGTACTTGGGTACATAAAGAGCTTGCAATTTTACGAGATAAATATGCTAATGGAGGTAAGTAATTGTGGCACTGAAAATGCGTAAGAAAGAAGCCGAAGTTGAAGCTTTATCTAAGGAAGTAGAAGCGTCTGCTCCCGAAGTTGTGGAGGAAGAAAATCCTCATATTAACGATGAAGAGAAGAAAGCTTTAACTGCTCAGGCAGAAGCTGATGAAGCAAAGTCCAAAGAGATTTCTATTAAGAAAATGGAGTCCGTTGTCGATTGTGTTCAGCGTGAGTTCCATTTATCTGAAGGAAATTACATTGTAAATGCCTTTGCAGATAAGGGTAACAAGAGTCAGATTTCTCTTTCCAATGAGGATTTTGATATTGTTATTACTGTCAAAGACAATGAAAAATTCGGCATTATCTAAAGAATATAGGAGGTGTAATTATGGCGAAGTCACTGAGTTCTCAGTTGAAAAAGTTGAAGTCACAGCAGGAAGAGCAGTTGCGTGATAATGCAAGAGCAAATACTACTATTCAGAGAGGTACAGCTCGTAATGGCTATGAGACCATTAAGAAGGGTAAACCTCTCGACCACGAAGTAAAGCAGACCACAGCGAAGAAAAAGACTATAGACTCTTATGTAGGGCAGACTTTTGGAATGTCGAAAGGCTGTACTAAGAATATGGAGAATTATGAGTCTTTGAGAGTAGACTGTTGGTTATCTGATACTGTTCACGAAGGTGAAACCGTTAAGGAAGCTTTTGCTCGTGTTGAAGCTATCATTGATGAAGTTCTTGAAGAGTCGGTACTTGCTACCGCAGGTGAAGACTACTAACATTGAGTAGAGAGGGTTGTACTATTACGGTGCTTCCCTCTCTATTTGCCTAATTTTGAAATTTATGCTATAATGTAATTGTAGCTTTATAATATTAAAGGGAGTGAAAAGCGTGAGAAAACAAAGTGTTATGGACTTAGCTAATTCGTTTCGTGAGTCCCGAAAACAGTGTTTAGTCACCCCTGTGGAAAAGTCTGTGGAAAGTGTGGATAAGTCTCGAAAGCCTTTTAAGACAGGCTATGCTGAGAGTAGAAAACGCAATGTATCTTCAGACAGGTATTCTTCCTTTCTTAAAAAGTATGAAGATATTGAGAATACGGTAGACAGCTTTACTACCCACGATTTGATGTACTTTTTCAGAGAGAAAGCAAGAGAAGTAGGGGTTAAATATGTTATTGCAAATATGAAGAGAGATTTGGGTATCTTCAAAAAGTTGCAGACTGATTACGAGCCGAGGGAAATCTGCTTAATGATAGAGTTTATCTTTTGCAGTGAACAGAACTACTTGGATAAAAATATAACTCAGCCCACAGTTTTATCAAGTACTTGGTGTAATACAATTTATAGAGACAGTATTTTGTGGGCTAATGATGAGTATGACCCGACTGTGCGACCTGTAAAGCAGAAAGTAACGAGAGAGTGGTCAGGAGATACAACTACTGATAAAGCGAAAGTAGGTGATTGGGAATGAGACCGGAGAGAAAATATCTATCCCCAAAAAGTTTGAGTCTTATTGGTATTCCTAAAAAGTTTCACGAAGTTACTATAGAGAACTTTAAGACTTATGGTAGTTCCGACCTTGAAGAAGTGCAGGATTGCATTGCTCGTTATATTTCTAATATGAGGTGGCAGTCTCTTGACAAATTAGGTGGATTGTGTTTATTTGGAAGTAATGGTGTTGGTAAGACTTTGATAGCGTGTATTGTTGCTAAAGAAGCGTACAAGCACCGTTATTCTACTCGGAGAGTAACTTTTGTAGACTATATGTCTCGATACACGCTCGTATGGAGTGCGAGAAGTATTGATGAGAAAGAGTCGGCAGAAGATGACCTCTTTAATAACTACAAAGCTGTGGAGTTTCTTGTTCTTGAAGAAGTGGGAAAAGAAGTAGACTCCAAAGCGTCAGCTCCTATCCTTGAAGACCTTTTGAGGTATAGAGAAGATAATGGGCTTGTTACTGTTATCTGTACCAATTTATCCCCGAAAGATATTGAGAGTCGTTACGGTGCAAGTGTCGCTTCTCTTTTGAAGGGAAATATGACCCCAATAAAAATTGAGGGCATAGACAAGCGTAAAGAGTATTACGATAAGAAGGTGTAGCTATGAGACACGGAGATTTAGCTAACACTGTAGGTAAGGTTATAGCGTTTCGTTGTGAAGACAGCCTTATCCGCTACAAGACTGAAGGAGTAAAGAATAAAATACTTAATGCCATTATAGGTAAACTATCCCGAGCAGAGATAGACCCTACATATCGAAGTGCAATGGAGTACTTTTATCGTCATACTGAATATGTGGTAGACCTCGTTGTTCTCAGAGAGAATTATACCGAGGAAATGAAACATATCTTAGAAGACCTACCTTTTAGTCGCATAGTTGTTGTTGAAAAGGACATTCAGATAAGTCAGCGTTTGCTTATAGGTGATATTACCTTATATGTAGATGAAGACGATTATCGCAGGAGCATTATCAATAGCTCTTACGCAATCCCTTTAAGCCGATTAAATGAGTATGTAAGGAGGTCTCAAAATGGCAGGCAATAAACCTTTTAATGTCGAGTGTGGGCTTATATCGAAGCTTCTTGAAACTAAGGATATTCTTAGCATTAAAGACGCTCAGATAAAAGCTACATATTTTTCAGGGGAGCATAGACGAGCTTTCCAATTTATATATGACTCTGTTCTTTCTGACGGTGAAGTTCCCACTGTTCGGGTTTTTGAAAGAAAATTCCCGAATTATGACCTTGAAACTGTTGTCAGAGACGGTGTTGAAGTAGTAGGCACAGAAGAGAATATTAAGTTTTGGTGCAATGAGCTACGAAAGAAAGTTAAGCATAATTCTTTAGCTGAAGTTATGGAAGAGGTTGTCAAGAAGATTGAAGATTTTGACACGGACACCGCTTATTCTCTTTTGAAAAAAGAAATTGCCTACATAGAGAGTGAGGTTGAAGAGCAGACCTCTTGTGATATTACTAAAAATACGGAAGACCGTATTGAAGCTTATAAGAAGAAAAAAGAGACTAAAGGTATGCTTGGTCTTCCCTACGGTATTAAACACCTTGACTATATAACGAAGGGCTTGAAGAAAGAGACTTTGACTACCCTTATTGCTAATACAGGTGTAGGTAAAACTTGGTTTGAAATTCTTATAGGTGCTTATTGTCAGCTTCAGAATTGTAAAGTGTTACAGTTCGTGACTGAGATGAGTGAGGATATTATGAGAGACCGTTACGAAGCTATGCTCTTTAGTATGATGTACGGTGAGCTTAATTATAATGCTTTCAAAAGCGGCACTTTATCTCTTGAACAAGAAAAGAGTTATTTTGAGTTCTTGGAGAATGACCTGCCGAATTGTGAGCCTTTAATTATTGCTACAGCAAGCGGTGTTATGGGTGTTTCTGCTGAGATAGACAAGCATAAGCCTGATGTAGTGCTTATTGACGGTGTTTACCTTATGGAAGATGACCAAGGGGCTAAAGATGATTGGTTGCGTGTAGCTCATATTACCCGAGACCTGAAGAAGTTAGCGAAGAGGTGTAAAATCCCGATTTTTATTAACACTCAGGCAGACAAGAATACTTCTAAGAAGACGGGTCCCGAATTAGGGTCTATTATGTATACACAAGCTATTGGTCAAGACTCTGATGATATTCTCGCTCTGTATAGAGATGAGGTTATGCTGAGTGATAGAGAAATGTGTTTGAAAGTGTTAAAACAGCGTGAGGGTGTTACAGGTAAAGTTATGATGAATTGGAACTTTGATGTAATGGATTTCTCTGAGATATACGCTGAGACTAATGACACTAATTTCACCGATGACGGTCAGCCTGTCGAAGCAGATAATGTGATAGGAGTTGATGAGATTGAGTAAAGGGTTATCTAAAGACCAAGTGGAAGACCTTTTAATAAATGTCTTACATTCTCCTAAGATAATGCCGTGGAAAGACACTAAGATACAGTTCTGTTGTACTGTTCACGGAGAGTCTCACCCCTCTGCCGGAATAGATATAGACTTTGTTCCACAGGATAGTAATTCTCATTACCAAGTGTTTCATTGCTTTTCTTGTGGAGCGAGTGGGTCTATTCCGTGGTTAGTATATAAGTCCTTACCTGATAGATTTAAGAATGTTCAGGAAGCTGAGAAGTTCTTAAAAGAACGGTATCACATTGAGTTTAGTTTTGACTTTGATGTAGACTTTCTGAATATAAAGAGATACGAGGAACACTTTGTACAGCTTGAAGAGAAAGCTGAGAAGCGGTATGAAATGCCCCGAAGTAAGCTTGCAGTGTTTAAGAGTGGAAAAGAAACCTATAAGTATTTCTTTGATAGAGGGTTTACTAAAAAAGATATGCAAGAGTATATGATAGGTCGAGACCTTGAAAGTGAGACTGTTACTATTCCTGCCTTTTGGGAAGACGGAACACTTGCAGGTATCATAGGTCGTTACATTGACCCTCGTAGACCTAAGAATATGCGTTTTAGAATTTATGGCTTCCCGAAAGCGGGTCTCATATACCCTCTTGACAAGCTTGTAGTTACTGACGATACCATTATAGGTGTTGAGTCAATGCTTGACGCTATTCTTTTGCGAAAGTGGGGCTATAAAAATACTGTAGCTATGATGGGAGACGGTATGAGTAAACAGCAAGCCGACCAAATAGCAGAGAGGTGCAGTAAGTTTATTGACCTCTTTGACCACGATAAAGGTGGAGAGATAGCTCGTAACATTGCTAAGAAGAGACTTGGTGATAGAGTTATGTATTTAGTTCCTCATTATTATCCCGATTTTGGTAAAGACCCTTCAGATTGGGGAGAAGAGGAGACTAATGCTGTAATTGAGTCAGCAGGTCTTACAAGTCATAAGCTTCCGAGACTCTGATTTCAGGGACTTGACAATACATAGAGCTTATGCTATAATATACTTGTCCTAAACAGAGGACACTTACATTCGCCCATTCTTCTACTATATAGAAGGGTAAAATAAATCAAATAATTTAAGGAGGTTTTAGAATGGGAATGTTCAAAAAGGGATATACTGCTGTCCGTGAAGAAAAGCAGAGACAAGACGAAAATCGTGAAAAAGCGGGGAAGAACCTGTGGAGATTTTTCTTGTCAAATGACGGTGATGAAGCTGATGTACGCTTCCTTACTGAAGAGCCTGTAACCTTTTACGAGCATACAGTAAAGGGTATGAGAAACGGCAAAGAAGTGTATGACACAATCGTATGTAGTGGAGACAGCAACTGCTCTCTGTGTGCAAGTGGCGACAAGCCTACATTTAAGGGTGCTTTCCTTATTTGGGATATGAGACCTTATGAGTACACAGATAAAGACGGTAAGAAGCAGAAAGGTAAGGGTCAGCTTAGACTTTATGTTCAGGGTGCAAGAGTGCTTTCTCAGCTTGACCGTATTTCTTCTAAGTATGGTCTTACTAACCGCACCATTACTATTGTTCGTTTAGGTAAGGGTACAAGTACTACTTACACTATCGAAAAGGGTGATGAAGAAGGTAAGCTCACTCAGGCAGAGATTAAGAATATGCTTCCTGAGAAGTTGAGAGAACTCTATAACGGTACTGCTGACAGTCTGTATTCTATCATTGAAGAGTGTCTTTCTAACTCTATCAGTGGTAGTACTAATGACGAGGACGATGACGAAGAATACGCAGAAAGAAGCAACCTCGTAGGAGTCGATGACGATGACGAAGAGGAAGAAGCTCCTGCTCCTCGTGCTACAACTCCGGGCATTAAAAAGAAAGCTCCTATGTTTAAGAGCAGTAAGCCGAAGGAGAATAGCGTTAAGCCTATGTTCCGTAAGAAGCAGGACGATATTCCCTTTTAATCAATTTGTGAAAGGAGGTTAAGTATGATTTCAGGTATTAAAGACTTAGCAAAGAGCTATGCACAGAAGCACGGTGTAACACTTGCTGAAGCCGAAGCAACTATGAAGAACGCTTTAGGTGTTGTTGTAGAAGCTATCGAAAATGGCGGTGTTTCATATATCGGTCAGTTTACTATTGAGACTGTGCAGAGAAAAGAGCGTATTGGTCGCAATCCTGCAACAAAAGAGAACCATACTATTCCTGCAAGTGTAGGACTTAGAATTAAGTGTGGCAAGTTGTTGAAGCAGAAGCTTAACTCCTAAATCACGGATTTGACCGACAGATTAGACTGTGCTACACTTAGAGTGTAGTACAGTCTTTCTGTTATATTGCAGAAATTAAGGAGGTAAATAATGTTCAGTTATCGACCAAAACGAATTAGGAGCGAGATTGTTGACTCTCTCCCAAAACTGAAGAGATTGTATAGTCGAATGAAACGCTTAGAGGAGTTTGCATTTGACACTGAGACCAATACTTTAAGAGTGTTGGGCTATAATAAAGATTTTAGACTTGTAGGTATCAGTATTTCGTGGGGAGCATACCATAACTATTACATACCTGTGGGTCACATTCGTGATGAAGACCTTGATAGACAGCTTGACCTTGATGTAGTGGTCAATTACCTGAAGCCTGTTTTTGAGAGGACTGATGTACGAATTATAGGGCATAACCTAAAGTTCGATATGCACACGATGTCCCGAGTGGGTATTGATATTCAGACTGCCGATTTGTTTGACACAATGATAGCTTCTTGGCTTTGTGATGAGAATACCCCAAACGGCTTGAAGGAGAACTCTGCTGAAAAGCTTGGTATTGACCAAACGCACTTTAAGGAAGTTACTGAGAGTGTTCCTGCCGAAGTCAAGAAGAGATTTGGGCTTAAAGCAAACAGTAAAGCTACATTTGATATGACTCTTATTGAGGACTCTGCTCCCTATGCTCTTGATGACGCATTTTATACTTTTAAGCTGTATGAGGGCTTTCTCGATGAGCTTGAAGAACAGAAAATGGATAAGATTTACAACAAAGTGTATGTGCCTTTTATCCGTACTATCTATGATATGGAGCATAAGGGTGTTACCGTTGATGTTGACCGTCTTGAAGAGATGAGCGAAGAAATCAACGAGGATATGGAAGAGTTGCAGTATCAGATTACAGAGCTTGCCGGAGTTGAGTTCAGTCTTTCAAGTAATGCTCAGTTAGCTGAATTGCTTTTTGGGTATTCTGCTCCCCCGAAAGAAGTTAAGTTGGAGAAAGAGCCTAAGATAGTTCAGAAAATGTTTGAAGAAGGGGACGAAGAGTCCCTTAACGCTCGTGGTCTATATATTGATGATGTCAATGGAAGACCTGCTTTGTTTAAGATGACAGGCAATCCTGCAATCCGTAAGAAGTCTTTTAATTTCCGAGTTATCACTACTACCCCGAGTGGTGCTCCACAGACTAATGCTGAAGTGTTTTGGAAGCTTTCTAATATGTCTTTCAAAGATAAGAGAAAGCAAGAAGGTGTTAAGCTGTGTGAGTTGATGTTGGACTATAAGAAGCTTGAAAAACTCCGTAGTGCTTTTATTGACGGTCTCAGAGAGCAGTTGTATGAAGACGGTAAAGCCCACCCCTCATTTAACATTATTGGTACTGACTCAGGTAGACTTTCTTGTTCGTCCCCGAATTTACAGCAGTTACCAAAAGCAGATGAAGAGGACAAGTATCAAATACGCTCATTGTTTATCGGTAGTGTAGATGAGAACACAGGTAAGCGTAAGAAAATTGTAGCTCTTGACTTTGCAAACCTTGAAATGCGTGTGTTGGCACATTTCTCTGAAGATAAGAATTTGCTTGAAATGTTTGAGAGTGGTTCTGATACTCACGGTTCTACTGCCGTTAATATGTTTAATCTTGACTGTACTCCTGAAGAGGTAAAGAAGAAATATCCTCATCTCCGACAGGCGGCAAAAGTTCTTAACTTCCTGCTTATGTATGGTGGTGGAGCGTCAAGACTCTACGAGCAATTAAAGAGCGACCACGGACACCCTGTAGACTTAGGAGACAAAGAGTATCTTGAAGCTTATAAAGTAAGAAGTGGGCTTGATGTAGCTCAGATTTATATTGATAAGTACTTTGAGACATATTCAGGAGTATCTAAGTTCATTCGTAATCAGAAGCGTTTTGCTCATAAGTATGGGTATGTGTACACTGTTCTGAAGCGAAAGAGGAGACTGCCTGATATAAATAGCAGTGACTTCAAAGCTCAGGCATATTGTGAGCGTCTTTCTGTTAATAGTGCTGTGCAAGGAAGTGCCGCAGATTTAACTATGTCTGCTCAGAATAGAGTAAGCTTCGACCCTTGGTTCTATGATAACGGTGTATATATGCTGTTGCAGGTTCACGATGAGCTTGTATTTGAGTGTCCTGAAGAGCTTGTGGAAGAGTGTATTGCTAAAGTACAGCATTATATGAGTCACCCCTTTGGAGACAATGTTTCCCTTAACCTGCCCCTCAGAGCAGACGCAGACTTTGGCGACTCTTACCAAGACGCTAAGTAACGAGGTGTGAGTATGAAAGTAAAGCAATTACCTACCTACGCAGGAGTTCAGCGTTTTATCCGAGATTTTAAGCGTTTTGACTCAGGTGAAGTAACACGAACTTTTACTAATGGTTACTGCTATTGGTTTGCCTTTATTCTTCATACTCGCTTCCCCGACTCTCAGATTATGTACTATGCAGTTGGAAATCATTTTGCTTGTAAGATTGGAAATCGCATTTTTGACATTACGGGCGACATTACTGATAAGCACCAATTCTTTGAGCCGTGGGACGAGTATAAGAAGCTTGACCCTTTAGAGACAGCAAGGATAATTAAATATTGTGTAGACAAGACAGGGATTTGACTTCCCTGTCTTTTTATGTTATACTATTCTTGTCAGAAGTATGAATTTCATACTTGACAAATAAATAAAAGTGTGGTATGATATTCATACAGTGCAAAAGAATAGGAGGTAATGAAATGGCACTTGAACGCACCACAATTATGATGAGCAATGTATTAGCTGAGAGGGTACAAGCTCATACAAAAAAGTCAGGTGAAAATTTAACCGACTTTTACAATCGAGCCATTCTTAATCAGTTAGAGAATGACGGAGATTACGAAATCAGAGATTTATGGGAGGAAGACACAAATGGCAGTTGCGAAAAACAAAGTTAAGCGTGTAGCTGTTGAGACTGAACCTGCACCAAAGCCTACAAGGAAGTCAGCAGAGCTTGAAAAGCTTATGTCCGACCTCAATAAGAAGTTCGGAGCAAATTGTATCACTCTTGGTGTTCCGAAAGATGAAGAGGGCAACATCAAATCCATTGAGCGTTTAAGTACAGGTAGTATTGCTCTTGACCTTGCTCTCGGTGGAGGTATTCCTGAAGGTCGTTTTATTGAATTGTCAGGAGCTTATTCTTCTACAAAGACTACACAGGCTTTGCATATCATTCGTGAAGCTCAGAAGAAAGGATATATTTGTGCTTTAGTTGATGTTGAGGGAACAACCGATGAAGCTTTCCTTGAAGCTCTTGGTGTTGATGTAAACACTTTGCTTTATTCTCAGCCTGACGGTATGGAAGAAGCGTGTCAGCTTATTCTCGATATGCAGAAGAGTGGAGAAGTACAACTGTGCGTCCTTGACTCTATTGCGGCAATGTCCCCAAATAAAGAGCAAGAGACAGCTATGGAAGACACTATCCGTATGGGTATTCCTCAGCAGATTTTAGGAGAGTTCTTCCGTAAGTTTCAGGCAAATAATAACCGTCTCAATCGAGAGAATAAGACCCCTTTTACCCTTATTGGTATCAATCAGCTTAGAGAAAAGATTGGAGCTTATGGCGACCCTGAATACACCCCCGGGGGGAGAGCTAAGGGTTTTGCTTGTAGTGTAGACATCAGACTTCGTAGAGGTGATTGGATTACTGAAGGTGTTGGCAACGACAAAGAGATTGTCGGACAAGTAGTAAAATTCAAGATTGAGAAGAATAAGACCTTTAAGCGTATGCAGACAGGCGAATTTGATTTTTACTTTGCCGATAACAATGCAGGTGTTCCTGTGTTCTACAATGACAATGAGAAAGAAATTGTTATGTGTGGTGTCGAGTGGGGTATTATTGAGCGTACAGGTTCTTGGTTTGTATGCTTTGGTCAGAAGTATCAAGGTCTTACTGCTCTTGTAAATGCACTTAAATCTGACCCTGAAATGGTGCAGAAGTTAAAGAGCGAAGTTCTGAAGCTTATTGTGCATAAGAATAACTGATGTCCTATTTTGATGACAATGAGGACTATATTGTAAATAGAATGTCTCACGGAAAACTGAAAAAACCCTCTCAGCCTGAACCTACCCCGAAGAGTCCTATCTTCAACAGAGGGTTCAGAGAAGTGAGACAGCGTGTAGAAAAAGGGTCTAAATACACAATGTCCTGTTTTAACTGTGAGCATTACTATCAAGCTGTGGGTGATAAAACTGAAGTTTGTCAAAATCCCGAAGTCTTGAAGTATGATATGGTTGTAACAGAGACTTCTATTTACTGCACAAAATGGGAGCTTGCTAAGAGAGCTAATAACAGCCCCACAAAGTCTGTTAAAGGATTGTTCAAGAAGAGGTGATGACAATGCAAGTTAAGAAGAAATCTCAGAAACAGGAGAAGAGCGTTGCAAAAGACCTTAATGCCCGAACTGTTGTAGCAAGTGGAGCTTTGTGGGGAAGTAAAGGTGATGTTCGTCACGATAATCTTCTTGTGGAGTGTAAAACGACTGACAAGAGCTTTTATTCTTTGACTATGCAAGTGTGGGAGAAGATAGAGAAAGAAGCTATCAGAGACGGTCTGCGTCTTCCTGTTATGTGTATTGACCTGAACGGTGGTCAAGAGAGATATGCAGTGTTCAAAGATAAAGATTTTCGTCATTATAGGTCGTATTATGACAGTACTGCTGATACCGATTGTGTGTGGTCAGATAGAAAATCGTTTAGGGTTCAGTGTCCCGAAAGAGTTTTAATGATTGCATATAAATCTAAGTCAGGTGAAACACCTTGTTTTGTTGTCATTCATTGGGACGATTTCTTATATATGCTGAAAGGAGGAGAGAAGCAATGAAGAGCTTAAAGAAGCTTTTTGTAATTACCTGCACGACAATTATGGTGTTACTTGTGTTCTTAATTTGTGACGCTTTGTTTGCAGGACTCGTATACTTACTTGTCTCCATTTGGAGCAAAGCAATAGCCCTGAGTGTGTTTAAGTGGGTTGTAATCGTTATGTTTGTTTTACAAATACTGTTTACAATCCCTGTAGTAATTAAAGGCTGTAAAGAAGGAGATGAACAAAGTGGCACTTAAAAGTGTATTTAATGCAATGAAGAGAGAAGGGTACATAATCAAAGACCTTGACTTATACCTTTTATCTCTTAACGAAGAGGACAATGACAGAGCTATAGATGTTAATGCCCCTTCACAGATAGGTAAATGCCTGAGACAGCGTTTTTACGCTCGTACACAGGCTGAGAGAGATAGCAATGCTATTGACGCTCGTACTCGCCGTATTTTTGATAACGGCACAAAAACTCACGAAAGACTGCAAGCTTATTTAGCTGAGCAGGGAATGTTACTTATGGACGAAATTCCTGTGCTTAATCAGTATTACAATATTCAAGGTCATACTGACGGTCTTCTTGCAATTTCTAAAGTAGAGAAAGCTATTTTGGAAATTAAGTCCATTAACTCCAACGGTTTTTCTCAGTTGAAAGACGCAAAAGAAGAGCATAAACAGCAAGGTTTGTCTTATGTGTATTGTGTCGAAGAGAGACGCAAGGAGTTGCACGAGCTTTATCCTGACTTTGAGTCTTTTGAAGCAGATAAGGCTAAACTTATGAAAGAGTATGCAAAACACTATCAGCACCTGAAAGGTGGTCGTAAGCATACTCGTGAGGAGAAAATTCAGTTTCAATGTGAGTTACACTATAAAATGGACTCCATTTTGATGAACACAAAAGTTCCTATCACTAAGGTTATTTTCCTTTATGAGAATAAAGACAATCAGGAGCTTAAAGAGTACTGTGTTTCCTCTCGGGACGCAAAGTCTCAGACTGTTATGACCGAAGTGTTAGGGGACTGTGCAAAGCTTAACGAGTATGTCCTGAAGGGAAAAGTACCTGCCCGACCTTATACAGCTAAGTCTTCTATGGAATGTCGTTTCTGTCCTTATGCTATCGAGTGTTGGAACTAAGAAGGAGGTCGATTTGAAGTGAAATTTAATGTGCCTACTAAGGTAGAACCTAAAAGCGAAAAGATTGACCCTAAAGCAATTAGACAGTCCTATCTTGAAAAAATGGAAGCTTCTTTAGAAAAGAAAGGTGCAATCTTTTTTGACGAGAGAAGATTAAACATTGCGGAAGACTTCTTAACACTTCCTGCCGAGATTACTGATGTGCCGAGTAAGGATTTAGGTGAGTACCTTAATGCCTTTACACAACAGAAAGTGTATCTTAGAACCTTGTTAGGAAGAGCAGACATTTTAGTTGAGGAAGCAAGACGAGCTTATTTTGAAGTGAGTGACCCTGTGTATAGGAAATATTCTCTTGATAAAATGAGTGAGACAGCTAAGGATAGACTTGTCAACGCTAATGAGCAGGTTAAGCCCTACTACCACGAGTATGTGGATATGAAGAAAAAGTACGCTCTTATTGAAATCAGCATTGCTAATATCGAGGACATTATCTTTATGCTCAGTAGAGAAGTGACCCGAAGAACAGGTGATTTTGCCGAAGAGTCAAGAGCATATAATACAGGAGGACGCTGATGAATAACTATAAAATTACTTTTCATCGTTTATCACATTTAGATACAAACAAGGACATTGTTGTCAAGCTTAGTGAAGGCAACCCCGGTGCTATGACCTGTGTTTGTGGTATTCTAAAGAAAGCTGAAAAGAACATTGATGTGGTCAAGTATCTTCTTGTATTTGACTCCCTTGAAATCTACGGAGCAAAGCTTTATATGCTTTGGAATGACTGCTGTGACAGAGATTTTGATAAGCTCTTTAAGATTATTGATTTTCTTGTTGAAGGTCGATATACAAAAGAGAAAATTCTTGAACACATAAATTACGAGGGTGGTCGTGGAATACCCTTTGAAGAAGCAGGAGGAAATAGCAATGGCTGAGTTAAAAGACAGTGGAGCAAGAAGAGAGTTTGAGTCAGGAGCAGTAAGAGACATACAAGAAGGAAAGGGTCGTTGTGACCTTCTCCCTCTTGACGCAGTTGCTATTCTGCTGAATGAGGACGCTACAATAGAAGGAGACTCTGTACTGTTAGCAATCAATGAGTATGTACGCTTTGGAAATCCCCAAGACTTGCTGAGAGCCGTTAGGTATTTCTGTGAAGCGTTTAATATGGATTTAAGTACTGCTGTTCTTGAAGTAGCTAAGCATTATGAAGACGGTGCTAAGAAGTATGAAGAGAGAAATTGGGAGAAAGGTATAAATCTCCATTGTTATATTGACAGTGGTGTAAGACATTACCTGAAGTGTCTCAGAGGAGACTCTGATGAACCCCATAATCGTGCGTTCATTTGGAATATGCTTAGTGCTGTGTGGACGCATAAGAATAAGCCTGAGCTTATTGACCTGCCTTTCAATAGGACTAAAACCTATGATGAACTTGAAAAGCTTAAAGAAGAAGTCAGGTCTAAGAGTTATCGTGAAACTTGTTTTGCATAAGGAGGTAGCATTATGAAGTTAATTGAAAGTTCGGTAAGTTTAATCGACATTGCAGACCCTTTTATGAAGATTGAGAAAGTGGGTAGAACCTGCTATAAGTCTTCTTCCGAAATGACCGAGGAGACAGCTAAGAAGTTTTACAGTAGTCTTGTCTCTCGCAGACATACGGCAATGCTTGAACACGCTGTATTCTGCTTTGAAGTATCGGAGTCTCTGTACAGTGACCTGAGAAGTGCAAAGTTCTTTAATAGGTCTGTAGAAGAGCTTGCAGACGGAAGAGAGCGTTATCTTGTATCTGCCAATCTGAGAGCTATTAACGAAGCGGATTGTGATGAATTGCTGTCAGTACTATACGATATTGACCCGATGTTGGTATATACTGAGCGTGGAGTTCAGATTAAGCTGATTAAGGACAGTGTGACTCTTGTAGACATTGACACTATTCCTGATATTCAGGAACACGCTTATAAAGCCCATAAACACTTTACTTTCCACTTTATTTGTGATAGAGGTGTTACTCACGAAATTGTCCGTCATCGTCCTGCGTCCTATGCTCAGGAGAGTACTCGCTATTGTAATTACAGTAAAGACAAATTTGGCGGCGAGATTACCTGTATCAAACCTGCTTTCTATGATGAGTGGGACGGTGAGAGTAAGCTGTATTTTGAGCAGTCTCTTAACAGAGTTGAGGATAGCTACTTGCGTATGCTTGCAAGAGGTCGTTCTCCGCAGGAAGCAAGAGCAGTTCTACCTAATGCACTGAAGACGGAAATTATTATGACCGCAAATTGTGTAGAGTTTGACCACTTCTTTAATCTTAGAAGTCTTGGTACAACAGGTGCTCCGCACCCTGATATGAAAGTAGTAGCAGACAAGGCATACGCTATGTATCTGAAACAACTTTTAAGACATCAGGAAGAAACTAAGTAATTTGTTACGAGGGAAGTAGCTTTCTGTAAAAAGAAGTTGCTTCCCTCTTGCTTTTTTTCGTGAATAGTGGTATAATAATGCTGTACTCAGGTAAGCAGTACAATAAATTGAGAAAGAAAAGAGGTATTTTACAGTGGCATTAAAAGTAACAGTTAAAGGTGAAGCTAACTTAGAGTCAGCTAAAGAGCAACGAAAGAAGCTCGGGAAAAGAAGTAAAGCTAAAGGCAGTAACTTTGAAAGAGAAGTTGCAAGAAAGTTCAAAGACCATTATGACGAGGAACTCACTCGTACTCCACAGTCAGGCGGCTTTGCAAAGAAGTCTACTAAAGCCGATGAGTTCAGAGGTGACATTGTAGCCCTTGATGAGAATGTGGATTTAGTTCTCCACATTGAATGTAAGAACGCAAAGACTTGGAGTCTTCCTGCTTGGTTTGCACAAGCTGAGAGTGATTGTCCTAAAGGTAAAGTACCGTGTGTTATCTTTCATAAGCACGGCACTTCCAAAGACTACATAGCACTCTCTTTAGAGGATTTCTTCAGAATTGTGCCGAAAGACTCTATCATTAAGAGAAGAGGAAGGTGAGTAGTTATGTTGTGGTTTGTTCTTGCAATACTCGTTTTAGTTATAGCCTTTTTAATTTATGCTTTTCCTGTCATTCAAGTGTGCGGAGACTCTATGTACCCCACATTCAATGACGGAGACATAATTCTCGGCTGTAGATTGCTTAAAGACTACAAAGTAGGGAGTGTGCTTATTTACACTCCACCTGTGGGAGAAAAGTATGTTATTAAGCGTCTAACTCAGATAAGTAGCATTACAGGCAAGTTCTTTTTTGAGGGCGATAATGCTGACCATTCTTATGACAGTCGTATGTATGGTTATGTTTCACGAGATAAAATTGTGGCTCAATATCTTTTAACTATTCACAAGAAAGGAGTGTGTGACAATGGCAGTAAATAAAGAAGTAAAGCAAATTCGTGTGTCAGGCAAGTCCCCTGTTCCTCAGCTTGCCGGAAGTATCGTTAAGAGCATTGAAGACGGGTTCACTTTAGAAGTCCGTGCTGTCGGTGCTTCTGCTGTTAATCAGATGTATAAGGGTATCGCAGTAGCGAGGGGTACACTTGCCACTAAGGGCAAAGACTTGTTAATCAAGCCGGGCTTTTCTGAGATTGTTGAAGGCGAAGATACAGAAAAGACCGTAATGATTGCAAACATCGTAATTCAGTAAGGAGGTGCTGTTATGAAAGTAAGCGTTACTAAATGCTTTGGTTTTGAAGCGGCACATCACTTGCCTGATTATGAGGGTGCTTGTAATAGACTTCACGGTCATTCATATAAATTACAGGTAACAGTCAGTGGTTCTGTTGATGAGATGTCAGGTATGATAGTAGACTTTGGAGTTCTGAAGACTGTTGTAAATGAGCAGATTGTAAACAGGTATGACCACCAATACCTCAATGACTTCTTTAAGAAGCCTACCGCAGAAAATATGGTGCAGAGCTTTTTTAGAGAATTAAGCCATAAGTTTTCTAATATGGGACTTACCTTAGAGTCCGTCAAACTGTGGGAGACAGAAAGTTCTTTTGCAGAATGTAGGAGGTGAGTTTATGTTATACTTAGATGAAATCTTTGTAAGCATACAAGGAGAAAGTACTGACGCAGGACTCCCTTGTGTGTTTGTTAGACTGTTTGGGTGTAATGTAAAATGTACCTACTGTGACCAACCTCAGAAAGCTTGTAATCGCAAGAGGGTATCTATCGGCAACCTTATTCAGATGATAAAGAGATACCGTGTCCCCTATGTGTGTATTACAGGTGGTGAGCCTTTAATTCAAGATGATGTTTACCCTGTCATTTACGAGCTTGTAGGTGAGGGGTACAAAGTGTCTATCGAAACTAACGGCTGTGTCCCTATAGAACCCTGTAGCTATAACCGAAGCTATAAATATGTTATGGATATTAAATGCCCGAGTAGTGGTGTTAGTGATAAAAATATCCTCACCAACCTCGGCAATTTAATGCCCCACGATGAAGTAAAGTTTGTCATTGCAGACGAGGAAGACTATAAATTTGCAAAGAGAATTTTACGGTCTTATCCGACTTCTGCAAAAATCCTTTTTAGCCCTATGTTTGACAAGAAAGGAAAGCCGATGATAGGACAGCAGTTAATTGATTGGCTTATTAAAGACAAGTTTTACTATGCGAGGGTTCAAATTCAAATGCACAAATGTATAGGAGTGAAGTAGTATGTCCCCTATTATGGAGTTCACCTCTATAGAGCAAGCATATAAGTGCTTGCAAGAATGGCAGGAAAGACTGTTCCTGCAAGATTGGATTATAAAGATTAACTTAGTTGAGCCTGACGATATGAACTTAAAAGAAGTTTGTGGCGAGAACATCTTTTGTATTGAGCAGAAAAGCTGTGTTATTAAAATCTTAAAGCCCGAGTTTTATGGTGACAGAATATTAAAGTATTGTGCTGAGGAAATCCTTATCCACGAACTTTTACACTGTAAGTATAATTGGGTTGAGAGAGATTACAACAGTATTGAGGTTGCTTATTACGATATTTCCGAACACGCACTTTTAGAGCAAATGGCGAAGAGTCTGTTAATGGCTAAGTACAATTTATCTTTTGATTGGTTTAGGAACTTTGGGAAGACCTCTGTACAGTAACCGTCATTATAAAGTGTATGCAGTCAGCAACGGATTTGTTGTGCTTAATGCTCGTAAACCTTTTAAGTATGGTCATACCCATATTGCCAAGTTTTCTACGGCAAAATATCTCACTAAGTTAGCGTATAGTCGCATTGTGCCAAAGCATTTATCTCGGTATCTTCTTATTAGTCTTATTCGTATAAGTGATAACAAGGAGTACAGAGATAAGTTGCGAATTGTGTTAGAAAAGGAGTATTCAAATGGAGAAGAGATTGCAGAAATACAAAGCTCTTCCCGACAAGAAAGTAGTGCTACTACAAAGCGGAGGTCTTGACTCCTGTGTATGTGACGCATTACTACATTGGGCGGGATTTGAAGTGACAGAACTCTTTGTAGACTACGGACAGTCTGCTCTTGAAAAAGAATGGGCTATGTCACAAGAGATGTCTGACCTTTATGGTCACAAACTTATCCGTGTTAGTATTGACCTTCCTTGGCTGAAGACTCTCCCCATTGTTGGAGGAGAAGTTAGAAGTACAGGGGTAGAAGAGATTAAAAGAGGAGTTGTAGACCCCGAAAGCTATATCCCTTTAAGAAACCACATTCTTTTAGGTTTAGCAGGGTCTTTAGCTGAGTCTTTACAAATAAAATATATCTGTACAGGACTAAATGGTAGTCAAAACATTTTGGGTAAACCTCGTGACGGTTTTGTAGACACCCACCCACGCTTTGCAGAGTCCGTAGCTAAGTCTTTAACTGAGGGTTCAGTTATGAAGCACCACTTAAACGGAAAGTTTACTGTGCTTACCCCCTTGATGAGTAAATCAAAGCCCGAGATTATTTCGTTAGGACTTGAAGTTGGGGCTAATATGAGTCTGAGTTGGTCGTGTTTTAATAATGGAGATGTTCCTTGTTGCCACTGTAGCTCGTGTATAGGTAGAGCAGAAGGGTTCGCTCTTGTCAATATGCAAGACCCTTTACTCACAGATTTAGGTGTGAAATTTCCTAAAAATAATTTATTTCAATAATTTATCTCGAAACCCCTTGCTTTTTTGGTCAAAATAGGTTATACTATAAATGCGTAGGAGGGTGCTGTGTCCCAAGTTTATGCTTGTTTTGTAGGACATAGCCGTTATAACACCCATTCCTATAGTCTAACAAGCAAGGAGGTGTAAGTCAATGATGAAGGCTTACGCAAGCGGAGGTGCTGGCAACAGAGGTACTGTTTCTGCGGGTATGCCCCGTGGTAATGGTATGCGTTCTATGTCTCAGTACTACCGTAGATACGGTGTATCTGCGTTAGGTGCTACAGGCAGAACTCGTGGTAGAGCAGCTACAATCCGTCCCACAAGAGGTAGATAATCTCTAACCTCGACACAAACGCTCCGAGGTAGTTCGCTATCTCGGAGTTGTTTTCATTTTAGAAGAAAGGAGAACAAGTGCTATGTTGAACTTAGACAGACAGCAGTACGATTGGGAGACAAGAGAAGACGCTGAGACGATTGCAAGGTATCAGAAAATCAAGTCTGACCCTGAAAGACTGAGAAAAGCAAAAGAGTGTATTCAGGACTCTATCAATCAAGGTAAAGCCGCTTTAGGTGAGAGAGTCGCTCCACCCATTCCCGGCAGAAAGAACCCTGCTACTATTATGAAGTTAGGTTCTATGAAGAGATAAATCAAAGAGAGGAGGAACAACCGTGACTGATAAAGATTTAATCAAAGAGATTGCAGGACATATCAGTGCTATTTCCTCCCTGCTTGGACTTCCTATTACAGAAAGTAATAAAGATACTCCTCTCAGGGTTGCGAAAATGTACTGTAATGAGTTATTTAGAAACAGGAATAACAGACACCTCAATGAGCTTAATGCTAAGATGAAGGTCTTTCCTGCCGAAAATCACAATCCTGTCTCTGTGGAAGTACCTGTAAACAGTTCGTGTGAACACCATTGGCTTCCCTTTATGGGAAATGTAGTCGTTACTTATGTCCCGAAAGACAAAATTATCGGGCTTTCTAAAATCCCGAGAGTAGTTGACTATTTCTCTAAGAAGCCACAGTTACAGGAGAGACTTACTACAGAAATTGGGGAGTATCTTGTTTCTGTTATTGACCCTGAATATTTAAGTGTACGAATGGTAGCAACACATACCTGCGTATCTATCAGAGGAGCTAAGAGTCCTTGTAAGACCACGACAGTGTATGAGTATGGAGGTGAAACATGAGTATCAAAGTAAAGCGAGTAAAGCTTCCTGATATGGAAATGCAGACCGAGACTTCTTTTACTCCCACCTCTACGGAGCGTAAGTATACTGATTTAAGACAAGTAATGGACTATACTCGTCCCTTGTCTATCTTTTATTCAGGTGTTGAGTATGAGTCCTACCTTGATATTCTGTACAATTTAGGTATCAGAAATTTCCTGATGTCTTATGAGTACTTGAAAGGTAAAGGTTACGGACAGATAAAGAAGTACCCCGATATGCACTTGTTTATTGACTCAGGTGCTTATACCTATATTACTAACCCCGAATTTGAAAGCTACACTGTAGAGCAGTGGGAGCAACAGATACACGAGTATCTTAATTGGGCGAGAAAGCATAAGGACTCTATCTTTGCTATTGCTGACCTTGACTTACAGTATCTTGTAGGTAATGAGAAAGTCTATGAGTGGAGAAAGAAGTACTTTGAGCCGTTTATGCTTGAAACAGGAATACCTGTATGCTTTATATACCACGAAGAAGGACTTGACCAATGGGAATATATGTGTAAGCGTTATCCCTATGTTGGCATTTCTTTGAATGTGGACGGTAATATTGATGAGACTGAGTTAAGAAATAAATTTAAGATAGCGGAGAAGTACAATACCCTTATTCAAGGTATGGCTTCTACAAGAACAGGTATGCTCACTCAGTACCCTTTCTACACCGTTGACTCTACTACTTGGAATGTTGGTTTGAAGTATGGAGAAATTTCCGTGTGGACGGGTACTAAGATGACCCGAGTGAAGAAGACCGAATTTGAGACTAAGGCATTTCCTTTAATAAGTAAGTATGACCTGAAATTTGACTTTGACCTCATTCGTGAGGAAGATAAGACAGAGATGATAAGGGTCAATGCTTATGCGTTTGTTCAGGCAGAGAAGTTTATCCACGAGAGATTAAAGTCTCTTATGTATTGGTTCAAAGCCCGAGCTGTTAAAGTAGATGTGGATAACCTTCCTGAAGACTTCTTCCCCTCAATTCGTTGGTTTCAGAGTTCACCCGACCCCGATAGTATGAAAGAGTACGCTCGGAGTATGAACATCAATCCTGAGCTTCCTGTAGAGGAGCTTGCTAATACTTTAAGTGATATGACCGTATTTCTTAATTGGAATGACCCTGAGTATCTTCCTTTAAGGCAGAACTATTCCCAAGAGATTATTGACGGTCTTCACGATATGTATGTCAACCGTATTGTTGGGTCTCAGCAAGAAAAAATCGCAGACCTTACAGCGTTCTTTAGAGAGTGTTTGTCAGGTAGCAACGATAAGCTACTGCATTTGGGAACTAATTTTGACCGTATTGTTAAAGAGCGTGACCACTATATTGATGACACTGAGGAAGAGCTTGTAGATTTAACTCCTGAAGAGATGAGATTAAAACTCGCAGGGCTAATTCCCTCCCCGAAAGACGAGGAGTCTGCTCCTGAGATTGATAAGCTCGATGAGGAGATTTATCGTAAAGCTGATATTGTTCCTGTGTTTGATGAAAAGGGCTTGTTTGTCAAGGGTCAGAAAGCTGTCAGAAAGCCTAAAAAGGTATACTCTAAGAAATATCCGAAGTATGCTTGTGACACTTGTTATGCGGCTCAGAAATGCCCTGAATATAAAGCAGGATATGTCTGTGCCTATAACGATATGTTTAACCGCTTTGACACGAGAGATATGGCTGATATTATTCAAGCCGTACAAGGTATCGTAGAGCATAATATGGCTCGTATGCAAAGAGCTATGGTTATGGAAGTAATGAACGGTACTATTGACCCTGTTACGACACAGCTTATGGACACCAATATTCGCTATATGCAGATGTTGAAACAGATGTATGAGTTTGGTAGTCCTGAAGTCCTCAGACAGACTCGAATTATCAGAGCAGACGGTTCTGAAGAGCAGACCACTTCAATCACTAACCCCCAAAGTGGCGGTATTCTTGAAAGACTTTTCGGTAATATGACCCAAGAAGACCCTCCAAAGAAAGAGGATATAATTGAAGTCGAAGCTGAAGAAGTCGGCAAGAAAAATGAACGCTATCAGAATTTAGATGAAGACTAATACAAGGACTCCCGAATTTAATCGGGAGTCTTTTAATTTGCAAATTTTCATAAATCGTGTTATAATATGAATATCATAAAGAAAGTGAGGATATTCTTATGCAAGAAAACATTTATGTAAGAACAGTAGGTCTTGATTGCCGAAACTACATAAAGATAGCTAACGATTTGAGAAAGTGGCTGACAGGCTCTACCGTGTATGTTCAGAACGACCCTGTAAGAATTGTGGTCGTATATGCCGAGTGCTGTACTGTAATCAACGAGGGAGATGTCTTTAGCTTTATGCAGAAAGCTACAGGCAGAAAGCATTACATTGTAAATCATTCTGAAAAGCAAGAAGCTGTGAGGGTTAAAATTTCTTCCTATGATTTTATTATAGAGACTTTTGTATACGCCACTGTAGGTTCTACAGAAAATATGAAATTCAGGCTCACCTGCCTTAATGAGGTTGACCTTAGCGGAGAGTTTGATGACTATGAAGCACTGAAAAACCGCCTGAATGAGTTTTTAAGAGAAGCGGTAGAAGTAATTGAGGTGATTTAAGTGAATAGCAAGACATACCGTAAAATGACCCACAGAAGCCCTCTGAGACGGTTTAAGCTCTTTAAGCAGAAATACCTTACCAAACATTTTTGGTACGCTCTCCTCGCCAAAATCAAGCTCGTGAGAGAGGTTAAAGACTTTCACTCTGAGCCTGTAATCAATATAGACCTGTTGAACAAGGTTCGATTAGTTGAAGATAAAATTGTAACAGATAGGGGAGTGTTCAATTTATCCTATTTTGGTTCTGCTTCTCGCCATATCTCAAAGTGGTGGTATGAGTCTTTATTCCGGCACAAGAGATTGTATACAGTTTGTGATGAAGAAAAGCTATACATTCAGGTAGAAGCTCGCTCTGAGTGCGAAGAATTTAAGGCTCATATAGACCCTCTTACTGTAGTTCAGGTAAGCCGAAGAAACCCGAGGGTAGCTATTCTTCCGCAGAAACCTCTGAGCTTAGGTGAAGACCCGATGAAGCCTATCGAGATGAAAACCATAACTGCTGACTTTATGAATACAAGACTTGGAGTTAAAGTAACTCTTAATGATACTATGGCAGAAAGTGTTGAAGCTCTTGTTAAAGAAGCGGTAATGAGAGCTAAAACGCAAATGCAGAATTACATCGAGGACGAGACTGCTCAAATAAATGAAAGACTCGTAGGTGTCAAGAATGACGGTCAATTTATGACTAAAGAAGGGCAACCTCTACTCCCGAATTGTCTCTGTGCCAAGTGTGGAAGACCTGTATTCAGGTCTTCCCTAAATGAATACACGGCTCAATGCCTTTTCTGTGATGAAGACCTGTACAGTATAGAAGTGCGGAAAGTAGACCCTAAGAAGTATGAGGAAGTCTATGAATATGTAAAGTACGAGCTATTAGATATTTTAACTGAATAATCGGCTTTGCCGTATCACCTTTAGGTGATAGTAATATGGATATTATGTGTATATTTATTATATTATATAATATCCATATTTTTATATTAGGTATGCAATGCGAAAGCCTGATTTCAGGCACTTCTTGACAGTTGAAAAGCTTTGTGATATAATAAGCTTGTCTCAATCGAGAATGATTAAATATTCAGTGAGACAGAATAAATATGAAAGGATAGATAAACAACAATGAACACAGCGAATGACTTAATTATCAATCGGGGCGAAGTTTTCTACATAACCTCAAAGTATGACACAGTAGGTAGTGAGCAGAGAAGTGGTAGACCTGCTGTAGTGGTTAGTAATAACCTCAACAATGAACACAGCGAATGCGTGGAGATTTGCTATCTTACTCTTCAGGAGAAGAAGCCGTTACCTACTCACATTAAAGTTGACAGAGGACAGTGTATCAATTCAACTATTCTTTGTGAACAGATTACCACAATCTCTAAGGGGCGTGTTGGCGACTTTATGTGCCGACTTCCTGATGACATTATGGACGCAGTTGATAAAGCACTTACTATCTCTTTAGGTGTTGACTACCTCTTTGACGGTAATACTCCTGTAAGTACTTCAACTACTCCTGACGATAAGGACGCTCAAATTAAAGAGCTTAAATACCGTTTGGACTGTACGATGAAAGAGCTTGCTATCGCTAAGGAAGCGAATGAAACTATTAAAGAAAAGGCGGCTAAAGCTGTTATGTATGAGAGAATGTACAACGACCTGCTTGACCGTTTAACAAGAAGATAACTATGAAAAGAATACTGTCTCTTGATTGGGACTATTTTGTAAATGCTACGGCACATCAAAGATATACTCTATTCCCTGACGGTGGCAATGAGAATATCTCTTACGACCTGCAAGATTTTATTTGGAACTCTCGTTATGCTTGCTACCCTGAGCTTCACAATATCGGAGTTCTCAAAGAAGACTTTAAGACAATGTTTGACATCTTTAAGCGGTTTTCAATGAAGTATGTAAACAGTCTTGTGGCAAATCCACATAGAGAAGTGCTTATAACTGTAAGTCATCGTTGGTGCTATGAGTTTGTGCTACAACGCACGACTGAGGACGAAGAGTTTGAGCTTTACAATGTGGACTTTCATCACGATATGTACCACTATAAGACAGGCAGTGAAGAAGTCAACTGTGGTAATTGGGTTAACAGTTTGCTTGAACAGCGTCCGAATATGCAGTACTCTTGGGTCAAGCGTGAAGACAGTGATGAAGATACTATCGGTGGTGAGAAAGCCCTGTGTAAGCTCTGCACAGTAGAAGAACTAAAGGAGCTTGATTTTGATTATATCTTTATTTGTAGAAGTGACTGTTGGAGTCCACCTCATCTCGACACTCTCTTTGAGACTCTGTGGACTTCTCTCCGTCAGTATATTCCTGTAGAGATTGAAAATAAAGTGGCAAAATGCCGAAAGACTGATACTCCGTCAGAAGCTGAACAGAAGTATGGTTTTGAAGTTGCCCTTGCTAAATCTATGAGGAAGTACCCTAATGCCACTTGTGCTAACTGCGGAGCTATCTTACCCGAAGGTAGTCCAAGTTACTTCTGTCCTGCCTGTAGCAAGGCAGAGTAATCTGAAAGAGCTATGTGGATTTGACTGCATAGCTCTTTTGTGCTATAATATAAGTATGAAGAAGCCCACTAAATCAGAGCTTCAGAGAGGAGAGTGTTAAATATGGCAGTAAGAAATTTCTATGTAGAAGCTGACATTGAGGGTCGTGAGACTATGCTTGGTGGCGGTCCTCGAAACAAAGAAGGAGGTATGACCACAAACATCTACCAAAGAGATGACGGTGGTATTGTACAAGTCCTTAAAGTAGTCAGCCGTGAATACAACGGCAAGCTTACTACAGAAGTCTTTGATAAAGACGGAAACAAAATCTATACTTATGAAAGCGAGAGATAACTGTATGGAACTTGAAGCATTGTTGAAGCGTTTAATTCGCAACAGAAACAAGGACGATTTGCATAGTGCTATGTGCTACTTCAAGTCAGGTAGAGTAGCTTATATCTGTGCAAGGTTTGATAAGAGTCTCAGTGTTATTCTCAGAGATGAGGATATTACTGTTGACTGTAGCACTGTTGCCGAAGCCCTTAATGTGTTTGGCAGAGACGAGCTTGTCAGATACGAGATTTAGGAGGTGAGATATGTGACTCCTAAATATGAAGTAGGTTGCCGAGTAGTGGTTCTCCCACGCTCCGAATACCGAAGTAAATACAAAGACGAAGTGGGAGAAGTACAGCAGACCTTTAAGCGTCATAACCATATTATGTATGGCGTGAAGCTTGATAATTATTCCAATGCAAGTAGTGGAAAAGGCTTGTTTTGGTTTGAAGTAACAAGTATCAATTTTGAAAACAATTACGAAAGTGAGGAAATTAAGATGTTTAATAATTTTGTTGTAGCTGAGGTTGAGTTCCTTGATAATCCGAAGACAGGAGTATATTCTTATGCTCTGTATGACTCTGAAATTAAAGAGGGTGACTCTGTTGTAGTCAATACAGGTCATCACGGTTTTGCTCTTGCAAAAGTTGTAGCTCTGTCTACTAATGAAGAGGATAAGAAGAAAGTACAGTGTGGTCGTGAGATTGTATGTCGTGTAGACTTCTCTCATTTCTTTGCTCGTAAGGAAGCCGTGAAGAAAGCCGTTGAGCTGAAGCGTAATATGGAACAGCGTATTCGTGAAGCTCAGGAGCTTGCTCTCTATGAAGCTCTTGCGGAGAAAGACCCGACTTTGAAGAGTATGCTTGACGAGTATCGTACTCTTATGGAAGCGTGTAAGTAAGCGTTATGGGAAATCACATTGATAGAGAAGCGTTGTTCTTTAAGAATGGTAAAGCTAAGAAGAGCTTGTGCGTGTGTTTAAGCAAGGAGAAAAGAGCCGAGCTTAAACGCATACACGGCTACGACATCATACAGTGTGCCGGGAATTGTTGTCCGTATTATGCTGTAGAGTGTGGTCGTGAAAATATACAGCGTTTTGAAGAAGCACAACGCAGAAGAAGGAAGTTCCGACTTGATGATGAAAAGAAAGAAGGTAGCAAAGTGAAGTACACTTATTATGTGGCAATTCTACATAATGACAACTCTATTGAGTATGTCACGAGGATTGATAATTCCACCAAAACTTTTTACTGTGAGAAGGGTAAACCTGCCCTGAAGCTTACAAAGACCCGAGCCGAAGATTTAATGTTCGGTATGGTAGCTAACTGCTGTACTGCGGCGGTGATTAAGACCCCTGATTTCTATGAATTAAGTAATAAGGAGAGTGAAGACAATGGCAGAGAAGAAGCTTAAAAGCGTGTATGACGATAACGGTATGAATTTACAAGGTGACATAACAGTCACCTTGACAGTTCAGGAGCGTAATATGATTGCAAACGCTCTTACGATTTTATCCCCAAAGGAGTGTGACATTGTTCCTATCCTTATGCTTGTCAACAAGGTGGTGACGGGTAAGTGAAGATTGTTCGTGTAGACATTGTGGACTCTGATGTGAGCCTTGAAGATAGACTACAGGACACCTTTTATCTTGTAGAGCCTAACGAAGACCGTCTGAAAGAGCTTAAAGATATGGTAGAGCAGAGATTTAATCGTGCGGAAAACAATGAACCTGCTATAGAGCAGTACACTGAGGTAATAGATTTTATCTATGCCAACTTTGCAACGATAGATATTGAAACCATTGAGATAGGGTGGTGAGAGCTATGAAAGCAACAGGAATAGTAAGAAGAATAGATGACCTCGGCAGAGTTGTTATCCCCAAAGAGATAAGAAGAACCCTACAGATACACGAAGGAGACCCTCTTGAACTCTTTATGCAGGGAAGAGCAGTGTGCTTTAAGAAGTACGATAAGACTTTAAGTATTCGGGAGTCTGTCAGTGATGTAAGAGACTTGCTGAAAGAAGAGGGAGTGTCTGAGCGTTTCTCTTCTGAAGAGACTAAGGTGATTGAGTCCGTTTTGAGCTTAATTACCTCTCGACTGAAAGGAGAAGAGAATGAAGAAGAGCAGGTGTAAGAAGTGCGTACACAGAAAGGTCTGTCCGTACAGAGAGTACTTTACCGAGAAAGAAGCAGACGGAATAGACAAGTGTACCAACTTTATGCGAGAGAAGACCATAGAGGTTATCAATGTACCTAAAGACCAAAACATAGATACGGAGTTCCTTAATTGTTTAGTGTCGTGGTTATACTACCTACCCTATAAGAAGTACTCTGTAAGACAGGGCGGGAAAGAAGTTGCTCTTATTAAAGTAGATAAGAGTAATAGAAAGGTAGATATAAATATGACTGCACCTATGGAGTATATAGATATACAGTTCACGGTCAAATAAAGCACTTTTCATAACAAAAATTTTGAAAAGCGGCGGGAAGAAAGTAGTGTATCGGCTTAAAATAGATATAGATATAGTGTATATAGTACTAATAGTAGATAGAGTAATACTGTCACAGGTACTCAAAATACACTACAACACGCTCGTAACACACCTGTACCTCGGACGGTCTTTTGCAAAAGGACTGCGAAAGCAGTGGTAGGAAGTGGTGGATTATAAGTCAACAAGTGCTGATAATACAGTGGTGAGGACTTATTTAGAGTTTTGACTTTTAGAGTCAGGTGTGATATAATATAGATAGTTAAAGAGACCTATTCACTACACGGCACACTCTTTTAGACCACCACTTCAGTGGTCTTTAAGACCTGTTCTGTCTCATCAACAGTGGTCATTTAATGTGTTTTATGTGTCGTACTCTATATCTATTAGGTCTCTTTAACTCTCTTTTACTCTCGGCTCTTTCATAAGACCTGAACACTGTAATATCAGGGCTTATTGACTTATAGAAGACTGTGGTAGAAAGACCTTTAAGTGTCTAACTCTCTAATAGATATAGGGAGTACTATATCTATTACTATATACGGCACTCTATATACTATATCTACAGTGGTCATAAGACCACCACACTCACTCGGACTTATAGTCCTCGTGGTGTGAAACACTACTATATCTATTAGGAGGTACATACTTATGTATGACTTGTTTTATATTGTAGAGGTTAGTCCTCAGTGGTACAACCTCATACTTAAAGACACTCATTACTGTATTGGGTGTGGCAGTGACTTAGAGTCAATGAAGAGGACTATACACCACTATGTCCGTAAGTATAAGACGGAGGACAGAGTGTACAGAGCAATTAGTGGTCTTAGTGACGGTGGTAGAGTAAGTCCTGCTACTTTAACTCAAAGACAAAAGGTCTATGGCAGTGGTAAACACTTAGTCTTTAATGACCTCATAAGAGGTGTGGTGGCACAAGCACTTAAAGAGAATAGGCAGGACACTCCTTACCACCACGCAAAGAAAAAGGTAAGGACAGTCACTCCTGTTGGAGTGGCGGCAAGTCCACTACCTCCTACCAATGAGGTGAGGACGGTAGGTAAGATAGTCCCTCGTAAGATACAAAGGACTAAGACTACACCTAACACATAAGGACTATGACCTGAGCAGGTATCACTCTCCCTGCTTGGGTCTTTCTCATTTCCACCACTTGTGGCACTCTTGCAAAAGAGGTGCGTGAGAAGAGTGTGGAAGACTTGTGAGTGTGGAGAGTGACACCAAGTCATACGAGTGGTGAGCAGTGTGCGAGAGGACACCTGTGAGCGTGTGCGGAGAGTGTGCCTTTAACTCCCACCTGTGAAGAGGACAGTCCTGCTGTCTGTTGTTCCTGTGTTTTGACTGTATGCCCCTGTAGACGCTGTAAGCGTCCTGTATGCCCCTGTAGACGCTGTAAGCGTCCTGTATGCCCCTGTAGACGCTGTAAGCGTCCTGTATGCCCCTGTAGACGCTGTAAGCGTCCTGTATGCCCCTGTAGACGCTGTAAGCGTCCTGTATG